TTGGCGATAAAATGATGGTTCCTTTAGGAAAGCTCGGAAACTTTACAGCAACAGTTCAGAAAGTTACGAACAATAAGGTGCTATTCATTTTCGACGATTATGTTGCCAAACGCCCGATGAATGAAGATGGTGGCAATGCTGGCGGATATTCTCAGTCCGATCTGAAAAAGTGGATCGATAGCGAGCTGTACAATATGTTCCCTGCGGTTCTTAAGCAGAGAATGACCGGTTTATCAATCCCGACTCTCGGAGAGATTTGTGGCTGGGCCGATAAATGGGATCGAGATCACTTCGAAGCGGATGGCGATGAGCAGCTTCCGCTTATGAAACAGAGAAGAAACCGCGTTGCTTATTACAAAAACGATTGTGAGTTCGGCTGGCTCCGCAATGCTACTAAAAAGGAATTTTCTTCGGCTACCTTTGCCATTGTGTCCGCCGGTGGCAATGCGCTCTGCGACGCCGCTTCGAACTCGCTTGGGGTTCGTCCGGAATTCTGGTTGGTTAGATAAATCGCGGGGCCTTGTGCCCCGTTTATATTTTATGGAGGATAGACTGAAATGCAGAAACCTAATTTGACTAAGATCTGTAGAAGTGTAAAAACAGCTACAGTAAAACATAGTCCTGAAATCCTCACAGGAGTTGGAATTGCTGGAATGGTTACGACTACCGTAATGGCTGTACGAGCTACTCCTAAAGCAATCCAATTATTGGATGAGGAAAAGCGACGTCAGCACGCAAATAAACTGGAGCCGATGGATGTCGTTAAAACTGCTTGGAAATGCTATATTCCAGCGGCAATTACTGGAACAGTATCAGTAGCTTGTCTTATCGGAGCAAGTTCTGTTAATGCCAGAAGAAATGCAGCACTGACAGCAGCGTATACCATTTCCGAATCGACATTGAGAGATTATCAGAAAAAAGTGGTAGAAACAATCGGCGAGAAAAAGGAACAGACTGTGAGGGATGCCGTTGCTAAGGAACGTCTTGAGAAAAATCCAGTTGAAAACAAAGAAGTTATCGTCACAGCAAAAGGCGATACCTTATGTTTCGATGCTGTATCCGGAAGATATTTTAAATCGGACATCGACAAATTAAAAAAGGCTGAGAATGAATTAAATCGTCAAATGCGAGATGAAATGTATATTTCACTTAATGATTTCTATTATGAGGTCGGATTAGAGCCTATTAAGCTTGGCGATGATCTTGGCTGGAATATTGATAATGGATATATCGATCTGAGATTTAGTTCCCAGCTTGCTACGGATGGAACACCTTGTCTGGTTATTGATTATGGCTATGGTCCGAGGTATGACTTCCGTGGCTTAATGTAAGGTTCGCAGAATTTACAAACACTATTATGGAAGAACCACATATTTCAAATCTGAAAGGAGAACATATTATGGAGAACAACGAAATCATGAACAACAACGAAGAGGTTATCGAAACAACTACTGAGGAGATCGTGAAGGCGGCTTCTAACGGCGGTATGAAGAAAGCAACAACTATCGGATTGGCTATGATTGCAGGTGCATTAACCTACAAATTTGTAGTCGTTCCGGCCACAGCAAAATTCAAGAACTGGCGTGAGAATCGTAAGACGGTTGTAACTCAGCCGAAGGGCGATATCGTCGACGGAGAGTTTACGGATATCGATGAAGAGACAGAAGAGGATTCTGAATAAGAATTGAATCGATGATTCAGACAGAGGGGGAGTACCTATAACAGGGTGCTTTCCCTTTTGCTTTTTAAGGGAGGTGTCCTATGAATCAGTATATGTATGATGGACCGGTTATGGAGTTTGATACCTGCGTTGCAAATAGATGGCAGGGTTCTACATACGCGGCATCCGAAAAGAAAGCCAGGAGTAATCTGGTGTATCAGTTTAAGAAGAAAACAAACCGTATTCCAAGTACGAGGATAACCCTCCCTGGAAAAGTGGTAACGGTTAATTGAAAGGAGATTTAGAGATGGAGGAATACAAATCCAATTCCCATAAATCACGACAGAACCAGAATGATGATATTCCGGAGAAAAGAGTTGAAAAGGTTGTCAGTGGTTCTGTCAAATCGAAGAAAAAGAATGGTCTTCAGAAGATTACAAACGTATTTGTTCCGGAAGACGTAGATGATGTAAAAAGCTATATTTTTGAAGATATCGTGGTTCCGGCCGTAAAAGACATTATCTTGGATGCTGTCAGAGCATTCCTTGGTGTTAGCGGAAACTCAAGAGGTGGGAGATCGTCAACGTCATCCAAGATTTCTTACCGTAAGTATTATGACGATCGGGATCGACGAGATTCGGGAAACGTATCAAGAACACGAACTGGATACGATTACGATGATATCATTCTGGAATCTCGTGGTGAAGCAGAAGACGTTTTGGAAAGAATGGACGAGCTTATTGCTACATACCAGGTAGTTAGTGTCGCTGACTTCTATGATCTGGTTGGCGTTTCTGGCAACTATACAGACAATAAATACGGTTGGACCGATATTCGGAATGCATCTGTAATTCGTGTAAGAGACGGATACATGATTAAACTTCCGAAGGCATTACCGTTGAACTAGGAGGGATATTTATGTACGAATCAGATGATAAAATGGTGTCTCATCCGAGCCATTATCAGTCAGAAACAGGTTTGGAAGTGATCGATGTTATTGAGGCATTCACTTTCGATTTAAAAGGTATCGAAGCGACCGATACTGGTAACATTATCAAGTATGCGTGCCGCTGGAAAAATAAAAACGGCATTCAGGATTTGAAAAAGATCATGTGGTACACGCAGCACTTGATCGATCATTTAGAGAAGAAAGAAAAAATTGAAGAGGAGAATAACTGATATGAAGAAAGAAGAAATCATGAAGAGCGTTTCCACGACTTTCGGCAAAGTAAGTGTGAAACTTAAGAAGCACAGTCCGGAGATTCTGGTGGTGGCTGGAGTTGTCGGTACGGTCGCAAGTGCCGTCATGGCTTGTCATGCAACTACTAAGCTGGATAGCGTATTAGAAAAGTCCAAGAAGGATATTGATGCTATTCATAAATGCGCTGAAAATGAGGAACTGGCAGATGAGTATTCTAAGGACGATGCAAAGAAAGATTTGACTATCGTTTATGTACAGGCTGGCGTAAAAGTTGCTAAGCTCTATGCTCCTGCTGTTGCTCTTGGAACTTTATCCATCGCAAGTATTGTTGCGTCTCACAATATTCTCAAGAAGAGAAATGTAGCACTGGCAGCAGCCTATGCGACTGTAGATAAGACTTTCAAGGAATACAGAAATCGAGTCGTTGAACGCTTTGGTGCGGAGGTTGATAAAGAACTTCGCTACAACATCAAGGCAAAGAAATTCGAGGAAACTGTAACGGATCCAGACAGTGGTAAAGAGAAAAAGGTGAAGTCTACCGTAGATGTAGCAGCACCTTCTACGAACGATTACGCCCGTTTCTTTGATGAGTCCTGCGAGGCATATGAATCCAATATGGATTACAACCTTATGTATCTGCGCTCTCAGCAGAATCTGGCAAACGACAAACTTAAAGCTAATGGATATTTATTCCTCAGCGATGTATACGATCAGCTTGGCATTAAGCGTACCAAAATGAGCCAGATTGTTGGTTGGGTTTATAAACCGGAAGGAAATGAAAATGGCGACAACTTCGTTGATTTCGGGATTCTGGAGACCAACCGTGAAACTGAGGATGGTGGTTACGAGAAAGCCATTCTAATGGAGTTCAATGTAGACGGACCGATTCTCGATCTGATCTAATTTTTTGAGGAGGATACATATGCGAAATTATATTCGTATGGTGGTCCTTCCTGCTCTTTGCGTATTTGCGATTATTTGCACAGGTTTTGTCTGCTCGGCAGAACAGGTAAACCGATATGAATATATCGAAATACAGCCGACTTTAAAAGCTGAACCTATTGATCCTATTGTAATTATTTCTGAGCAACCCTTAGAGGAAACGGTGTCGGCAGTTGAAATCGAAGAGTATGTGGAGGATACACTATTGCCACGGGAAGATATTGAGCTGATTGCTCTTGTAACTATGGCAGAGGCTGAGGGCGAATGCGAGGAAGGAAAGCGATTAGTGATCGACACCATATTAAATCGTGTTGATTCCGTATATTTCCCGGATACAGTGTACGGTGTTGTATATCAAGCAAATCAGTTTTCATCCATGTGGAATGGGAGAGTTGATAAGTGCTTTGTAGACGATGATATTTGCCAGTTAGTTGAAGAGGAACTGCAATCCAGAACTAATGTAGATACGATATTCTTCACGGCTGGTGAATATGGAAAATACGGAAGACCGATGTTTCAAGTAGGTAACCATTATTTTTCGAGCTATGAATAGAAAGGAGTCCTGAATTATGACAGGTTTTATGGGATTAACATTTTCAGCATTTGCTGGTATTTGCTTTGTTAGTGGTCTGGCCGTTCTTATGGGCGGAAAGGAGCATCACTGATGGATGGCATTGGAAATTTTATATCCATGATGGATTACATATTGGATACCAAAAGAAAAAGACATATCACAGGAGGCATTCTGTTGAGTGCCTCTTTACTTTTCGGTGGGCTTGCGCTTACCGTTATGACAATTCGGAACGAGGAGGACGAAGATGAGTAACAAATCTCTGTTTTCTTTGGCATTTATCATTGGTGCTGCGACTGGATCGGTAGTGACATGGTACCTGCTTAAGGATAAATACGAAGCGCTCGCTCAGGAGGAAATTGATTCTGTAAAAGAGGTTTTCTTAAGACGTGAGCAGGAATTAAAGGATCAGTCCGTAAAGAAAACCGTTGCTGAAGGTATTAAAGATGCGGACAAAGAAAAACCAGATCTTAAAGAGTATGCGGAACGTCTGAAAAAAGAGGGTTACACCCGATATTCTGATTTCAGTTCGGACGAGGAAGAAAAGCCTGTTTCTGAAGCCGGTCCGTATGTGATTCCGCCGGAGCAGTTTGGTGACGATGAAGAGTATGAGCAGATCAGCCTTACCTACTATGCAGACGGCGTGCTTGCTGATGAAAATGATGAAGTAATTGAGGATGTGGAAGATGCTGTTGGAATTGATTCTTTGAATCATTTTGGAGAGTATGAGGACGACTCCGTCTTTGTCCGTAATGACGCAAGAAAATGCGACTACGAGATTCTCCTTGATCAGAGAACCTATTCCGAGGTAGCTGAAGATATGCCGCATCAGATGGAGGTATGATGACACGGGATGAGCTGAACAATGCATATTTTGACTGGATGTACCAGCTTGTATGTGATGATGAGTATTCACGAGGATTGTCGTATCGTAAGCTTTTATATTTGCTTCATGATACAGATTTTACGTTTACGATTGCCCTTGATAGTAATCGTTATGACGATGGAATCGATCTTCGGTACAGATTCGGAAATGAGCAGGGATACCGGGATAGTATGATTGCAAGTTATTTGGATAAGCGTCCGTGCAGTGTTTTAGAAATGATTATTGCCCTTGCTATACGCTTAGAAGAGCACATCATGGATGATCCGGACATCGGTAATCGGACGGGCCAGTGGTTTTGGGATATGATCGTGAGCCTTGGGTTGGGTTCTATGGATGATTCCAGATTTGACAAGGCTCATGTCATCGATGTTATTCGGCGATTCCTGAATCGTGACTACGGACGGGATGGCAAGGGTGGTTTATTCACAATCGAGCATTGCAGATATGATATGAGAGATATTGAGATTTGGTATCAGGCCAATTGGTATCTCGACAATATCAGATAGGAGGGCGTTATGAGCCATAGTGAGGTATACAAGTGGTTCGAGTTATATTTTCCTCAGTACGCTGGGGATAAGGTAGAAACCTGGTTCCAGAATGGAAAGAACAGTATTCGTATCCGTCAGAAGAACCATCAGGAATTTATATTTACATTCAACAATGAAGGAAATTGGCGGTTTGAGACTGTTGAAAGCTTCATGAATGGATTAAGAGGAGGTAAGAAGTAATGGGCGAAATGCTTACTTATATTTTTAGCAGCTTACGGTCATCTGAGAAAAGATTAGACGTTGTCACAAGAGCAGTCAGTAAACAGCGGAGCTTTAATAAGCAGCTTACAATCTTTGCTGTTATGACAACCGCAAACCTGGTTGTTATGAAAATCGAGCAGAAGGACCAGGCATTGCGTATCAGAAAGTTGGAAAAGGAAATCGAGGAACTTAAGCGTCCGGAAGGAGAGTAAAAAATGCGATGATCGACTTTATGGTGATTTCAACACGTTCAACGAAACGTGGAGTAATAGAAATCTATCCAAAGTTCATTATTAAAAAAAGCACCGATCTAATGATTCGAGGTGGTGATTTCTATGCTATCTGGATTGAGGAACGTGGTTTATGGTCTACGGACGAGCAAGATGCCTTGCAGCTCATTGACCGCGAACTGGATAGATATGCTGAGGAGAACCGCCAGCGTTTTAACTCCGATATTAAAGTCCTGCATATGTGGGATGCCGAGTCGGGTATGATCGACTCATGGCATAAGTATTGTCAGAAACAGATGAGGGACAGCTTTCATACGTTGGACGACAAACTTATATTTTCCAATACAGAAACTAATAAAAAAGACTACGCCAGCAAAAAATTGAATTATCCGCTTGAAGCTGGCGATTTGTCTGCCTATGAGAAATTGATGTCCACTTTATATTCGGAAGAAGAGCGGACAAAAATCGAGTGGGCTATAGGGTCAATCGTATCTGGAGAATCCAAAAAACTGCAAAAATTTATGGTTTTATACGGAGCTGCTGGAACCGGTAAATCCACAGTTCTTAACATTATTCAGCAGCTTTTCGACGGATACTATTCTGTATTTGACGCAAAAGCACTTGGATCTTCCAGCAATTCATTTGCATTGGAAGCATTTAAAACGAACCCTCTGGTTGCCATTCAGCACGATGGTGATTTATCGAGAATTGAGGATAACACCAGATTAAACAGTTTAGTATCTCATGAGCTGATGACTGTGAACGAAAAATTCAAGTCTACATACTCAAACCGGTTTAAATGTTTCCTGTTTATGGGAACGAATAAGCCGGTCAAGATTACAGATGCGAAGTCCGGTCTGATTCGACGATTGATTGATGTATCGCCGTCTGGAAATAAGCTGAATCCAAAAGAATACAAAACGATCGTGAAGCAAGTGGAATTTGAGTTGGGAGCTATCGCCTACCACTGCCAGGAGGTATATTTGAACAATCCTGGTCGTTATGACGATTATATTCCGATTACGATGCTTGGTGCATCTAATGATTTCTATAACTTCATTATCGATTCGTATCATGTATTTAAGAAAGAAAATGGGACAACCTTGAAAGCCGCATGGGAGATGTACAAAACCTACTGTGACGATGCCAAGGTCGGGTTCCCGTTCTCACAGAGGGTGTTCAAAGAGGAACTTAAAAACTATTTTCATGATTTTCAGGAACGCTTTAATCTGGATGATGGAACTCGGGTTAGAAGCTATTACATCGGGTTCAGGACAGAAAAATTTGAAGAAGAAACTGTAGAGGAAAAGGCAGAAGTAGTCAAACCGGCACTGATCCAATTCGATAGCACTGAATCTATATTTGATGATGTGTGCTCGGAATGCCCAGCGCAGTATGCTTCGGAAAACGAAACACCTCAGAAAAAATGGGATTCTGTTCGCACGAAATTATCTGGAATTGATACGAAAAAACTTCATTATGTGAAAGTTCCGGAGAATCATATCGTGATTGACTTTGATATTTCAGATTCGTCTGGAAATAAGTCATTTGAAAAGAATTTAGCAGAAGCAAGTAAGTGGCCGCCGACCTATGCCGAGCTTAGTAAATCGGGACAAGGTATACATCTTCATTATATTTATACCGGCGATCCGACGCAGCTTAGCAGAGTATATGACGACCATGTTGAAGTTAAGGTGTTCACGGGCAAAAGCTCTTTACGGCGTATGCTGTCAAAGTGTAATAATTTGCCTATCGCAACAATTAGCTCCGGTTTACCGCTGAAAGGAGAACAAAAAATGGTAAATTTTGAAGCGATTAAGAGCGAGAAAGGGCTTAGAACACTGATCAAACGGAATCTTAATAAAGAGATACATCCGGGAACTAAGCCCAGTATCGATTTTATCTACAAGATACTGGAAGATGCGTATGGAAGTGATTTGAAGTACGATGTCACAGATATGCGCAATGCAGTATTAGCATTTGCAGCAAACAGCACTCATCAGGCAGATTACTGTATTAAGTTGGTCAACAAAATGCAGTTTAAATCCGCAGATCCGTCCACAGCGGTGAAAAACGATGATGCAAAGCTGGTATTCTATGATATTGAGGTTTTCCCAAACTTATTCCTTGTGAACTGGAAGATCGAGGGCGAGGGAAAGCCTGTTGTAAGAATGATTAACCCGTCTCCGAGTGAGATCGAGGAGCTGATGCGGTTCAGACTGGTTGGCTTCAACTGTCGGAGATATGATAACCATATTCTGTACGCAAGGTTGATGGGTTATACAAACGAACAGCTCTATAACCTTTCGCAGAAAATCATCAACGGAGGACGGAACTGTTTCTTTGGAGAAGCGTACAACGTATCCTATACGGATGTGTATGATTTCGCTTCGGCTGGTAATAAGAAGAGTCTTAAGAAATTGGAAATTGAGATGGGAAACCTCACCGATGACGATCTCAAGAAAAAAGGATTCTCAGACGAAAAAATAAGAATTATCAAGGCAGGAACACATCACCAGGAGCTTGGTCTTCCATGGGATCAACCAGTTCCGGAAGAGCTTTGGATTAAGGTCGCTGAGTATTGTGATAACGATGTTATTGCTACTGAGGCGGCCTTTAATTATCTTGAGGCTGACTGGACGGCGCGACAGATTCTGGCAGATTTAGCAGAGATGACCGTTAATGATACTACGAATTCTCTTACAACCAGAATTATATTTGGAAACAACCGGAAACCACAATCAGAGTTCCATTACAGAAATCTGGCAGAACCGGTAGAGTCGCTGGATAAGGAGAGTATGGATTTCCTTAAGGAAGCCTGCCCGAAGATGATGGAGGAGCCTCACTATGGTTGGAAGTACAACGATAAGGACGAAGTTCCATTTGAAGCTCACAGCATTCTTCCATATTTCCCTGGGTATGTATTTGACCATGGAAAATCTACATATCGTGGAGAAGAAGTAGGCGAGGGCGGATTTGCACAGGGCGTACCCGGAATGTATGGAAATGCAGCACTCCTGGATATTTCTTCAATGCATCCGCACAGTGCTATTGCTGAGGTTCTGTTTGGACCGAGATTTACGAAGGCGTTCCGTGATATTGTTGAGGGTCGTGTAAGCATTAAACATGAGGCTTGGGATATTGTTAATACCATGCTGGACGGCAAGCTTACTCCGTATATTCAGAGAGTTATTGACGGCGAGATGACATCAAAAGATCTTGCCAATGCACTGAAGACAGCTATCAATTCCGTATACGGTCTCACATCGGCATCCTTTGATAATCCATTCCGTGATCCAAGAAACATCGATAACATTGTGGCGAAACGTGGAGCATTATTCATGATCGACCTTAAGAATGAGGTTCTAAAGCGCGGATTCCAGGTTGCTCATATTAAGACAGACTCTATTAAGATCCCAGATGCAACGCCAGAGATTATTCAGTTCGTTATGGACTTTGGTGAGAGATACGGATACACGTTTGAGCACGAGGCTACGTATGATCGGATGTGCTTGGTTAATGATGCTGTATATATCGCAAAGTACAAATCAGCAGAAGAATGCCAGAAGATGTATGGTTATGTCCCTGGCGACAACAAAAAGAAAGGTGGAAAATGGACGGCAACGGGTACTCAGTTCCAGATTCCATATGTATTTAAGAAGCTGTTCAGCAGAGAAGACATCGCATTTGAAGATATGTGTGAGACAAAATCTGTGAGCAGCTCTTTATATTTGGATCTGAATGAGGAATTACCGGATGTCAGCAAGGAAGAAAAAGAATTCAGCAAGGCAGAGAGTGACTATAAGAAAGGACTGTTATCTGATACAACTTTTGAAGCCACATGTCAGAAGCTTACTCCATTGATCGAAAAAGGACACGACTATCACTTTATTGGAAAGGTTGGTCAGTTCTGTCCGATGAAAGATGGATACGGAGCCGGACTTCTGATGAGAGAAAAGGACGGTCATTATTATGCTGCAACCGGTTCCAAAGGTTATCGCTGGATGGAATCGGAGATGGTAAAAGAACTCGAAAAGGGAGACGGTATTGATCGTTCCTATTATGACAAGCTGGTCGACGAGGCTGTAAAGACTATTTCTCAGTACGGAGACTTTGAATGGTTTGTATCTGATGATCCGTATGTTCCGGAACTTGGTGCAAATGACGCTGATGTCGATTGTGTTGTTCCATGGGCGATGCCTTGCGGAGAGGATAAGTATCGGACATGCTTCGACTGCCCGCATTTCAACAACGATAACTTCCACATGGATTGCGATCTTGATTATGATATTTCAGATATCGTGATGAAGCACGCAATGAATCCGCCGGAAAATTAAAAAAAAAATAAAGGAGACTAAAATGAGAACAAATCTTGTAATTATCGAAGGTGCTAAATTTATTTATGACACGAACTTTTCTGGAGATCCAAAAAGAGACCGTTTTGGAAACGATCAGAGAAAAGCAAATCTTATCATTCCGGACATTGAGCAGGCAAGAAGGCTGATTGACGAGGGATATAATGTTAAATTAACTAAGCCTAGAGAGGGCGAAGAAGAGGGATTCATTCCTAGATACTATGTGGTCATCAAAGTTAATTACGATAGCTCTTGGCCGCCAAAAATATATTTAGTTACTGAAGAAGAAAACGCCACTCTACTGGACGCTGAATCCGTAAGTGTTATTGATGATATGTGGGTCGAGAGCGTAAATGTTGTATTAAATCCGTATGAAGGTCCGAATGGCAAATCTTTGTATGTTAAGAGCATGGAAGTGTTTCAGAAAGTTGATGACGATCCGATTAGTTCTAAATATGCTAAGAATAATCGTCGTTATGATGATTCTGATGAGACGGAAGATATTCCATTCAATTAAAAAAACATATTTTGAGGGTGTCGGTGTCAAAACCGGCACTCTTACTTTATGAAAGGAGAGAAATTATGTTTTGGAATAAGAAAAAACCGAAGTCAAAACCACAGATTAAGACTACGGTACCTAAAACATTCAAAGCAAAAGAACCGCCACCTAAGTGGCAACCAACTTTCGGTGAAACGAAAAAGAAGGATGAGAAAACACCGGAAGTAATTACGAAATCTGAACCGAAAATTGACTGGGAGGATAAATTCTTAAAATCTTTTCAGAAACTTACATACAGACATCGAGCATGGGATGTGTGGAGAGATTATATTTTACTTCATGCATGTTCAATCTCGAATGTTTTGGACAAGGAAAACTACGGCCAAAGAGAGAAGCGGTATCTGAAAATCATTCATCAGTATTCAAAAGAAGAGCAAGCTATATTTCCAGAATTAGCAGCATACACAACTATGGCACTGGATCAGAACCAGGAGCAGGATTTCCTCGGAAAAATGTTTATGCGGTTGGATCTTGGAAATCGTTCAGCTGGTCAATTCTTCACACCATATCATGTATGCGAACTCATGGCAGAAGTGGTAGCGACTGATGTTTTAGAAAAGATAGAGCAGTATGGTTATATTTCGATTAACGATCCATGCTGCGGCGCTGGGGCAACTTTGATTGCCGGTGTGCATGTAATACGAAAGCAACTTGAACATTGTGATCCGCCGAGGAACTACCAGAATCATATCTTAGTAGTTGCACAGGACGTTGATGAAATTGTTGGACTGATGTGTTATATCCAGATCTCACTTCTTGGGTTGGCTGGATTTATAAAAATAGGTAACTCGATAACTGACCCAATGTCTACGGACGATTCATCTGAAAATTATTGGTATACGCCTATGTATTTCTCAGATGTATGGAGTACAAGAAGAATGCTCCGTCAGATTAACAAGTTATTTGGAAAGGGTGATGACGAATGAAAAAAAGATATTCTATTTCGAAAGAGCAGTGTACATGCGGAATCAGCGAGCTTTATGACAATGTTGCTAAAATCATGGGCGTTTCAGATTTAAGCAAAGTTGTGTACGATTGTCGTAAATTATCTATCACCAAAAAAGTGCTGGACTGCCTGTATGAGTTCTATCGTTCAGAGAATCAGAGTGACGAAACCATCACAACCAGTATGCTCTTGTATGGTCCAAAAGCAGATCTGGATGGAGATGGCTACGAAGTCGAGGTAGAAGATGGATTCATCACGAAAGGTGTGTGATGGCTGGGGTAGAATTACGGGACTATCAGGAAGAAGCTGTACGACGAATGCGAAATGGCTGCATACTTTGCGGTGGTGTTGGTAGCGGAAAATCCAGAACTTCGTTGGCCTACTATTATGTTCGAAATGGCGGAGAGCTTGGAACGGATGAGTATGTTCCTATGGACGATGTGAACATTAAGGATTTGTATATAATCACAACCGCTAGAAAACGAGACACCTTTGAATGGGAAGAGGAACTCTCACCGTTTCTGTTGTCTACCGATAAAGACAAGAACTTGTATACCAATAAGGTTGTGATTGATTCGTGGAACAATATCAAGAAGTATGCAGATGTTAAGGATGCTTTCTTTATATTTGATGAGCAGCGTGTTATAGGCGCTGGAACATGGGTTAAAGCATTCTTGAAAATAGCTAAGGTAAATGAGTGGATACTGTTATCTGCAACACCTGGCGATACCTGGCAGGATTATATTCCAGTGTTTGTGGCTAATGGATTTTATAAAAACCGAAGCGAATTTACAAGGGAGCATATAGTCTATAGTCGTTTCAGCAAATTTCCTAAAGTTGACCGATATTTGAATACTGGAAGATTGATTCGATTGCGAAATAAAATCTTGGTGAATATGGATTTTAAGCGCCAAACGGTTTCGCATCATGAGGATATTTATGTCAAGTACAATATCGAAAGGTATAAAGATGTCGGAAAAACCAGATGGGACCCGTTTAAAAAAGAACCAATTATCAATGCTGCCGGTCTATGCTATGTATGGAGAAAAATTGTAAACACCGATCAGTCCAGACAAATAGCTTTACTGGAAATTGTGGAGAAGCATCCGAAAGCGATTATATTCTACAATTTCGATTATGAGCTTGAGCTTCTGAAAGAGATATTCTCTGGATATGAAGTCGGAGAGTGGAACGGACACAAACATCAGCCAGTGCCGACTAGCGATGCATGGGTATATTTGGTTCAGTACAATGCCGGGGCTGAAGGATGGAACTGCATTACGACGGACACGATTATATTCTATTCTCAGAATTATTCGTATAAGATTATGGCGCAGTCTGCTGGTCGAATAGACAGAATGAATACGCCATATACAGATCTGTATTACTACCATTTAAAATCCAGGTCTGGTATTGATCTTGCCATCAGCAAAGCATTGAAAGATAAGAAAACATTTAATGAAACTAAATGGATCAATAAAAAGCCCATATCATTTGAGCAGTCATCTGGTATGGCAGCATAAAGCGGAGGTGATACAGATGACAGAAGTTCTTAGGAACATCATTATATTTTTGCGAGTTATGTCATTTCAGATAAAGTCTCTGTCGGAGGAGGAATTTAAAACCTTATTATCCAACTGTACATATGAGCAGGTATGGTATGCGATCTGGCTCTGCTATTACATGTGAAAGGAATAGCTTATGGAAAATGTTTACAAAGAGGTTGATTTCAAAACCTATTGCAAAACCTGCGAGCATAAGGATCTCGAAGAAAAATTTGATCCGTGTAACGACTGTTTGGCAGAGCCGATGAATGCCAATTCAGATAAACCTGTTTACTGGAAGGAGGCTGAAAATGGTAGATAGTATATTAGTTAGTGTTGATTTCTCAAACAAAAACGACACTGGAGTAATGGTTGTGGGAAGAAAACGGATGAATCAGTCTGTAGAGATTATCAATGCTTTCCAAGGAGATGAAGCGAGAAAGCTTTATGAAAGGTTAATAACAACGAAAAAGAAGGAGGGTCAAAAGTGAGCTTTCAGTACGATCAATATTTAGCCAGACATCGAGCTAATGTGAAAAGAGGGTTCGACTGGCTTTCTGAGAATTTACCGGGACTTATGACAAATACACTCGCCGCCGGGTGGAATACGGAATTTGCTCATGATCAGTCTAAGAACGAGCCGGATGAATATGAGGCATACGATGCATATTTCTATGGAAATAATCGCTCTTATGAAGTTGTACAGCGGTATCAGAGAGCATGGTTACTTCACATTCACCGGAATCCACATCATTGGCAGCACTGGGTTCTTATCCATGACGATATGGAAGACGGTGAGTTGGAGACCGTTTTGGAAATGCCATACGATTACATCATTGAGATGATTTGCGATTGGTGGTCATTCAGTTGGCAGAGTGGAAATCTCTATGAGATATTCAAATGGTACGAGGAACATTCTAAGTATATAAAACTGGCGCAGACAACGAAAATCACAGTTAAATATATTTTAGACAATATGAAGAAAAAGCTTCAGGCATTGCGGTATGAAGATCAATCAGCCATGCAACCTGGAGCTTGATATTTGGAGGAGCTATGAATAGAACGACAAAAATAAACATCTTGGCGTATGCTTCAGAGCCGGACAAGAACTATAAGTACGAGGGCGACATCGTCGATTATAAAGGGAAAAGATATTTTGTGAGTCTGGCAGAAGAGCAGGTAGAATTTATCGGGATCATTAAGGAGGACAAGTAAAGATGAAAGCTATTAAAGAAAATTGGAAACTGGTACTTATTGTGGTCGCTGGGATTGTAGGGGTTATTTTTATGTGCATTTTTGGAGTACAGGGAGCACAAAACAAAGCATTTGCATTGGAGGAGCAGGTCAACGCTGCTGATTCAGATATTAAAGTGCAGGAAAAAAGACGAGTCGATCTTGTTTATAATCTTGCGGATTGTGTCAAGCAATATGACAAGCATGAGGCCGAAACTCTTACTGCTATTGTTGAAGGTAGAGGGAAAGCAACAAGTATTGAAAATGTAACTACAGCAATCACTGCTGTTGCAGAGGCATACCCGGAATTAAAATCCAATGAAAATTACAAGGAACTGATGAATGAGTTATCCATTACTGAAAATTTAATCGCCGAGTATAGGGAGAATTATAACAAGCAAATTAAAGAATACAATCGCTATGCTAGAAAATTCCCAACTAGATTATTTTTAAACATTTTAGGATATGAAATGCAGCAGTATCAGTACCTTGATTATGATGCTCCGGTAGATGCGCCTCAAAATTTATTTGGAGACTGATACTATGAAGAACAGAGGCTTTGATTTTGGAGATTTTGAAATTACTAAGCGTGAGATTTTAGCAAGCATATCAATAATCGCAGTGATGCTTCTCATTGGATTTGTAATTTCTGGAAAAATTTCAAACTATATTCTGGATCGGAATGAAAAGTATAATAAAGCTATTAAAATCGAAAGCTCTGATCTGTTTGAATATGGGATGAGAACCAACGTCGGTTATGCGTTCGTTTATGGAGATTTGAAGGCTGTGGATACTGTTTCATATCCAGAAATTAACGGGGAGTATATGTATATAGAAAAAATAGAGGAACATTACAATATGCATACACGAACCGTTACTACAACCGATTCAAAAGGAAAGACACATACCAGAACAGAAACTTATTGGTCTTGGGATTATGCTGGTAGCGAAGAACAAAGATGTTCGGAAATTACATTTTTAGGACATGTCTTCTCCTCAAATAAGGTAGAGTTTCCAAGTACCGAATATATTGACACTATAAAAGAATCAAGTCATGTCCGACATAAGTATTACGGAGTTGGCACGGAATATACTGGAACCATATTTACCGAATTGCGAGATAAAACTATATCTGATAATTCTTCATTTTATGAAAACAGCACCATTGACGAAGCTGTTAATTATTTGGAAAGTGATTGGGCGTTATGGTTATTCTGGGTGATTTGGATAATTGTTATCGGACTGTGTGTATTTGGTTTTTACTATATCGATAATGAATGGCTTGAAAATTGAAAGGAGAATTTAGAAATGAAACAGAATATTATTGCAGTGGATTTTGACGGAACCTTATGCGAGAACAAATGGCCGGAGATCGGTATACCGAACGAAGAGCTTATCGAGTATCTGAAAAAAAGACAGGCTAACGAAGAAAAGCTGATCCTCTGGACGAATAGAGTTGGAGATCGGCTGGATGAAGCCATTAAATGGTCAGCTGAGAAAGGGCTGATCTTTGACGCCGTAAATGATAATCTCCCGGAAATCGTCGAAGCATTCGGGACTAATTGCAGAAAGATATTTGCAAATGAGTACATAGATGACCGCAACCGCTCTATTGGTTCTTGCCGTGAGAAATCTAACCTGGAGCGTTGGGCTGAAAACGAGGTAGCTATTGCCTGCCGCCATGAGAAGCCAGACAGAAAAGACGGAGAATGGGATTATGGCTGCGCTTGCTATGAGAGTGCGTTGAAAGCCTTTGGCTCTTTGTGTGCGGACGGGCATTCTGGTTTCAGCATTGGTCTGACTAAGGCTATTCTGAATCGTCTCATCAGCAACAAGCCACTTCTTCCAATTGAGGATACCGACGAGGTATGGAGTGATATTTCTGATATGAGCGGTCTGAAAGGAGAAAAGTGTAACTATCAGTGCAAACGCATGTCTTCCTTATTTAAGTATGTGTATGCTGATGGAACAGTTAAGTACAGAGACGTGGATCGCTATCACGGCGTGAACATCAACTGTCCGGATGCTCAGTACCACAGCGGACTGATTGATACTGTTATGGATGAACTGTATCCGATCACTATGCCTTATATGCCGGCTGATAGAGCCTTTAAGATTTATACGGAGGATTTCCTTGTAGATCCAGCGAAAGGCGATTATGATACTGTAGGTATTCTGTACGTAATCACTCCGTCCATGGACAAGGTAGCAATTAACAGATATTTTAAAGAAGCTCCGAACGGCTTTGCTGAAATCGACGAAGCGGAGTACAAGGAGCGAAAGGAAGCTGCTAAAGCTCGGATGGAGGCAACCGATGGATCGAAATAGATTTATCCAGTGCATGAAAAGCAACATCGAGTTGTCGGATAAAGAGCGGCGGAGAATTATCAGAAGAAGTGTTGAGAGTCAGCCGTGGAAATTAAAGTGTACGATTGCCATGGAAGAGTTTGCGGAACTTACACAGGCAATCAGTAAACAGATTCGTGGGTATGATAATAGAATTGGACTTTTGGAAGAGATGGCGGATGCTTATATTTGCCTGGAATTCCTTAAGTCCATTTTTAATATTACACCAGAAGAGTTACAAAAAGCTATGGACGTTAAATTACAAAGAGAAAGGAATAAACAGAGATGAGTAAAGAGATTAAAATTGCCGGAAGTATTTCGTTTGGAGGAAAGCGCCTTAATGTATATGGAGATCTGGACGCTCCACTGTTCAAGGCAAAAGATATTAGTCATGCTATCGGCTACAGTAGCGGTAACGAGTGGAGAATGCTCGAAATGTGCGAAGAGGATGAGAAGCTGAAACTACCTTTGGTAGTAGCAGGCCAGAGACGTTCCGTCAACTTTGTGACTGAGAATGGTCTGTACAATATCCTTGCTCAGAGCCGTATGGAAATTGCAAGATCCTGGAGACGAGTGGTTCATGATGAGCTTATTAACATGCGTAAAGAAAAAGGCAGAAACATCGCTGAGCAGTTCGAAGAGTGGGATCACGCAATGGATAACATTTACTTCGATGAGGAAACCGGTCAGCTTATGCAGTCGGTCACGGTTCCTGGTGGAGATGTGATCCAGCTTCCTTATGAGAAGGAAGAAGAGTAATTAAAACCGTGGGATATGCTTAACACAGGAGCATAATAATCCAGATTGGTGGGGATCTGGATATTTTGAAAGGAGAACAAGATGATTTTATATGTGGTTCATGGAAATACCTATTACGATGGATATGGACATATAGAAAATATATTTGGTATCTATACGGAAAAAGACGTAGCAGAAGCAGCTAAAGATCTAATAATTAAAGAACTTTACGAAAAAGAAATTGCAAGAGGGCAGATGACCATCGTTGAGAATGTATCTGATATCGAAGTAAATATTCTGGAAATAGAAGCTGAAAAACTTGTAAATATCGAACTGGGAGGGTATTGCGAATGAGCATTAAATTAGAGCATGTAGTTCTGGCAAGTCCAGAGCAGATGGAGTTTATCATTGAGGGTATGCGTAATCCAATGAATTCGTGGAATAAAACTGATAGTTTCAATGGGTGTGAAACATATAAAGGTATAAGTAAATGTTTAGACTGCGATGGAATTCATGAGTGTGGAGCGGTCAACAAATATTTAATAGTTGGCGAAAACGATCACTTCCTCATGCAACGTTTATCCAATGCTGGTACAGATCATAGAAAATTTATGAGAATGTTACCGGTGTACGTGAGGATCACAGCACCGTTATATTGGTGGAAAGAATTTGATACTTACAAAGTCGGAACTGTTGCCAACAGCTGTAGTACCATGCATAAGATTCAGGCCAAGGAGTTTACGCTGGATGATTTTAGCTGTGAGCATATTCATATCAGGCAGTCTACGGATGTATTAAAAGAGACTATAGATGCTTTAAATGTATTTAGAGACGTATATTTGAATGGTGGAATATTATCATATGAAAACGGTAATCAAAGATGTTACGGAAAAAACGATAAAGAAATTTGGTGGCAGATGATCCAGCTCCTTCCGAGCAGCTATAACCAGACCAGAAATGTCATGATGAATTATGAAGTTCTGGCAAACATCTATAAATCCCGTAAGGATCACAAACTGGACGAGTGGTGGAACTTCTGCAAATGGATTGAGACTCTGCCATATTCTGAGTTGATTGCTGGAAAAACAGAGGAGGATTAAGATATGGATGTAGTTGAATTTGTCGAACAAGTCTTCGGCTTACATTTAATGGATTACCAGAAAGAGTTTCTTATAAAGGTGTATGAAGCAACAAGAGATGGTCAATCAGTAATGTATATTCCAGGACGTTGCTATCATCGCTCTTCATTTAAATTATTGGAAGCATCGGCGATTATATTTGATGCTCAAGCAAAAGGATTATTAAAACCTGTTAATAGTGAAATGATTAGAGGGGTGAGTGTAATGGTTAAAGTAAAAGATATTCTGCCACTTATTCAGTGGAATGATGCACAGATCATAAAAGGCCTAGATGAGGAAATCTGTTTACTCAGAAACGACTTTATGGTCAAAAGCCTATCAGAAGAAATTCTGAATATGACAGTCACAAGTATTGAAAACGATGAAAATATTGAGAATACTATCGTTGTTTATGTTGCAGACAAGGAGGATTAAATTTATGCATTTTACAGTTATTCAGATTATCATCATGTTTCTTATCGGCTACGTATGCCTGTACGCGTTGCTCGACCGGATTATGAAGTGTATTGAACACTGTGCTACGGCCAGAGCATACGGACGGTTCAGAGAAGCCGGAGTAATGACAAAAATGGATGATGTAGTAGCTGGCATCGCGAAGTCAAAAGAGGAGAAAGACAATGTTGAGAAGAGACTTGATTAAGAATAAGATCTACGGAATTATATTTATCGTACTTGGAGCGTTGACAATCCCGATCGAGTGGGATGCAACGTTCTTTTTATTTGCCTTGATGGTAGGTATTTTGCTCTTTGCATCAAGAGAAAACTGCATTATGGATTAAGGAGGCGGCGGTATGGGCCGGGCTGAAAGGAGAAGAGCACAGAAGTGTGAGCAGAAAGCTAAGACCGCTACATACAATCTGACAAGAGCTCAGTTAGATGCCCTGGTTCGAGAAAAGATATCTGGTGAACTGGATAGAGTTAAGCAGGAGGCTACAAATGATGCTATCAATCAGGCGATGATTCTTCTGCTTACTCTGCCGCTTGAAGTGTTGATGGATCATTATTGGCCGAAGTCATATGCAAAACGGATTCCAGAGTTTACAGAGTATGTTCTCGAATATTATGAAAAGTGGCAAAACGATGAGTTGGATATGGACAAGCTCAAAGAGGATCTATGGGTGTACGGCGGTGTGCGATTAGAAGAAGTGGAGGGCAAGTAAATGGGATATTTAATTTTAGGAATTATCGTTCTGACAGCTATTCTTATTTTCGGCGGATATATAGTTCTGTCTGTTATGAATGCTGCAATGTGGATGGACGATTCTATGAGATGGGGAGGTAGAGATGACAGCTAAGGACGACAGAAAAAATGCAGAAGGTTACAATGATCCGACAGCTTACAATGCGATTAAGAATGTGGAGCAGGAACAGGACAAGGATGACATGAGATTTCATCAGTTACTGAATACCTTGTTTTCACTTTGCGAATTGGCGGATTTCCATATCGAGGGACGAGTTGTATTGAAGGATAAAAGAACTGGAAAGGTTTGGAGCCGATGGAGAAACTGGCTAAAGATTTGAGTGAAGCCTTCGGACGTATGTATGCTTCTGAGGAAGAGAATCGTAAAATTCGCACCGGTCGGAAGCTTAAATCTGTAAGGCGTGTGCCGGATTCTAAGATGTCTACGTACAATTATAAGCCTGTTGTGAAGCGCAATTTGCCCTATCAGAGACGGAATTTCTGACCGATTTCAGCTAATCTAGGTTAAAAATCTTTGTAGTAACAGGTCATTTTTCTGCCCACTTTTTGGTTTTAGGATTTGACCAAATCCCGGATATTTTTGACCAGAACTGAAAAATCGGTGTCAATTTGGAGAAAATTTATGAATTTTGGTCAAATTTCTGGCCATTTGCCCGGTTTTGCCCACTTTCAAAAACCCGGATTTGACCAGCAAAAACCCAGTATTTATGCGGGTTTGCGGGATTTCTGCCCACTTTCCCACTTTTAATACTAAACTATTATGATAGAAAGTTTAAAAATATATAGTAATAGGCGAATAAAAGTGGGTTTTTGACCAGAAGCAAGAAAGAGGTGATTTTATGACTTACGATAAGAAATTGGTCGAGGATTGGTTGTGCGAACATTTTCCGTATCATTTACGAGTGAATAAAGATATTCCGAATGGTGCACATGTGACGATGAAAAATGAAATCGCCATATCACAAGAATGGCTATGGGTTGATAATCCGCCGTATCAATCTTTTGAAGATGTGATGTTCGGTTATACCATTCCTAGGGATTTTTATTCAGGTGCCGGAGCTTCGTATTGTGGATATCCATTTGGTGGATTGTATCCGATAGGAGGTTTGCCGTGAATGTAAAGAGAAAGGTAACATGGAAAGATATTTTCAATAATTTCAAATCGGTGTATCCGCGGTTATCGAAAGAAGCCCAGGATTACCGTCCGTACAACTACATGAGCATTGTCGTATATTTGGAAGATGGAACCAAGGTTATTTACGATGATATGGCAAAGCGTGCTAAGATGCTTGTGGCATAGGATCCTGCTACAGAATCCACTTTCCATTTTGTGTGCTTCATGCTATACTATAAGAGCCACACAATCTAATAATGAAATCGCGTTCGAGGGAATAACTTTGGTAAAAAGTGTATTCTCTTTTACTCGTACCCTTGAACGGCGAAGAGGATTGTGTGGCAACAATAAGAGATGCGCTTTTTCGGTGCGTCTCTCAAATTGGGGCGCACTTTTTATTTGCCCTAAATTCCTACTTAAGTATAGAAAGGGTGATTGTATGGGAACGAAATCGAATAAGAATATTTCGGGTGTCATAGGAGCAATCGGAGCTGTTGGCGGTTTGATTACTGCGGTTACACCTTTGGTCGAAAAAGCAATAGATAACGCACAGAATAAACCGACTGAAAAAATAGATACGAAAGTTATCATTCCAGAATTATATCGTAAGGGATTTCCGATAGACCTGGAACAGGCTGAAGAATTATTAACCGAACGTGGCTTGAAAGTTTCAAAGAGTAAGCTTCGTATGAAAGAAGCAGATCCAAAGTATCGAGATTACGAGGATACCCAAGTCATAGACTCAAATCCTAAGCAGGGCGCTAAGGTGAAAGTCGGTACAACTGTTTGTCTGAGATACATAACGGCTGAAGTTATCGAGGAGAGCCAAAAGATATTTGATGATGACGTTCGTATTAAACAGGAGGCTAAAGAACAGAAGGCCGCTGAGAAGCAGGAGAAGAAAGAACGTTTGAAAGAAAGTGTTTCTGAAACTATGGATTCTGCTAAGAGTGGTTTAGGAAAGATATTTAAGAAAGATCGAAAAGCTATAGAAGCTGAGAAAGGAGAAACGATAGATGAGTAAAGGCGGAAAGAAAAAGCGTAGCACGGCTGGGTTAATCCTTGATGTGATTCTTACATTGTGTACCGGTGGCTTATGGTTGATTTGGATACTGATCCGGTATTTAAGAAATAACAGCTGACAACTACATATTTGGACAGAGATGCTTAATCGTGTCTCTGTCTTTTTTTATGCTCTTTTTTGCGCGCGAAAAAAACATGCCCTTTTATGAAGAGAGAGGATAAATAGGCATTTTTATTAAATACCACATCCTCTTTTGAGTTTTTAGAAAATTGAAAGGAGACTCCATTATGTTGGAAAATAAGTTCCAGGCAAATTTGATCAAGGAACTGAAAGAAAGATTTCCGGGTTGTATCGTGATGAAAAATGACCCGACCTACATTCAGGGCATTCCAGATTTGCTGGTTCTTCACAAAGACAAATGGGCTTCCTTAGAATGTAAAAAAAGCGCTGGCGCAAAGAAGCAGCCGAATCAGGAATATTATGTGGATCGTATGAATCAGATGTCGTTTTCAAGATTTATATGTCCAGAGAATAAAGAGGAGGTACTGGATGAACTTCAACAATCATTCGAACCTTGAAGGACAACACGCCTTTCTTGGTGCCAGTAAATATCACTGGATAAATTATGGTGAGGATAAAGTTGCGGAAGCATATCGAAATTTCCTTGCCACACAAAAAGGAACTGTATTACATGCATTTGCAGCACAGTGCATCATGCTCAATCAGAAATTACCAAAATCGAAGCAGACATTAAATATGTATGTGAATGATGCCATCGGCTTTAAGATGACACCGGAGCAGATCCTTTACTATTCCGATAATTGTTTTGGTACAGCCGATGCGATTTTGTTTCGGAATAACTTCTTAAGAATTCACGATTTGAAGACCGGAAAGATTCCGGCGCACATGGAGCAGCTTGAAATATATGCCGCTCTTTTTTGTTTGGAATATAAAGTGAAGCCTGGGGATATTGAAATGGAATTGAGAATCTATCAGAACAATGAAATTCTGTATCATAACCCAACGGCTGAAGATATTGTTCCAATCATGGACCGAATTATTACTTTTGATAAGGTGATTAAGAAAATCAGAGAACAGGATGGGTAAGCTATGAATTACATTGTGGAAGATATTTTAATGCATTATGGTATGCCACGGCGTTCTGGGCGTTACCCTTATGGTTCTGGAGAGAATCCATATCAGCATAGCGGTGATTTTCTTAGTCGTGTTCAGGAATTAAAAAAAACCGGAATGAGCGAAACAGACATTGCTAAGAATATGGGTTTGACCACCACACAGCTCCGTACTCAGATGAGTCTTGCTAAGGATGAGCGTCGTGCTCTTCAGGTAGCAACTGCAAAGGGTCTTCGTGAGAAAGGTTACAGTTTAAATGAAATTGCCGATAAGATGGGGTTCGCCAACGACTCATCTGTCCGCTCTTTATTGAACGAAACTTCTGAAAACAGAATGAACCAGGCTAAGGCCACCGCGGATGTTCTGCGAAAACTCATTGAAGAAAAGGGAATGATCGACGTCGGAACTGGCGTTGAAAGAGAACTTGGCGTATCAAAAGAAAAACTTAACCAGGCTCTTTATATGTTGGAACTGGAAGGTTACCCAATTTATGGAGGTGGCGTTCCTCAGGTTACGAATCCTGGCAAACAGACCAATATCAAGGTTATCTGTCCGCCTGGTACCGAGCATAAAGATATTTACGACTTTGAAAATGTCCATTCTGTAAGAGACTACATTTCCTATGATAATGGAGAGTCTTTCAGAAAATCTTTTGAGTACCCGGCCAGCATGGATTCAAAGCGCTTGCAGATCCGCTATGCCGATCAAGGTGGCGTTGATAAGGATGGCGTAATTGAACTCCGTAGAGGTGTGAAAGATCTGTCTTTAGGCGATTCTCATTATGCACAGGTTCGTATTATGGTAGATGGAACCCACTACCTTAAAGGTATGGCCGTTTATTCCGACAATATGCCGGATGGTGTTGATGTGATTTTCAATACTAACAAAAAATCTGGCACACCGACCAAAGATGTTCTTAAGAAGATTAAGGATGATCCGGATAATCCATTTGGTTCCTTGATCAAAGAGCATGGTGGTCAGAGCTACTACGATGATCCAAAGGGGAAGTATACAGATCCTGTAACTGGAAAGAAACAGTCCCTTTCTCTTATCAATAAGAGAGCAGAAGAGGGTGATTGGGGAGAATGGAGTAAGACACTTCCGTCACAGTTTCTTTCTAAACAGAGTTTGACGCTTATCAAAAAACAGTTAGGTTTGGCAAAAGCCGATAAGCAGGCGGAATATGATGAAATCTGTTCACTGACAAATCCTACTGTTAAGAAGGCTCTGTTGAAATCATTTGCTGATGATTGTGATGCGGCCGCCGTACATTTACAGGCAGCGGCGTTACCTCGACAGAAGTATCAGGTAATTCTCCCATTAACAACAATCAAAGATAATGAGGTGTATGCTCCAAACTACAAAGATGGAGAAACAGTTGCTCTGATCCGATACCCGCATGGCGGAACCTTTGAGATTCCTATTCTGAAAGTCAATAATAAATTGGCTGAAGGAAAGAGTGTCCTTGGAAACACACCAGCAGATGCAATCGGTATCAATAAGAAGAATGCAGACCGTTTATCGGGAGCTGACTTTGATGGCGATACCGTAATGGTAATTCCTTGTAACTCCACAAAAAGTAAGGTAAAGATTACTTCCACTTCTCCATTAAAAGGTTTGGAAGGTTTCGATACCAAGGATGCTTATGGTGGAATCGTTAAGAAGGATGCCGATGGTGTAGATCATTATTATCGTAATGGTAAAGAGTATAAGATTATGAGAAATACTCAGACAGAAATGGGTAAAGTATCGAATCTGATTACTGATATGACTCTGAAGGGAGCCACACAGGATGAATTAGCGAGAGCGGTTTGTCACAGTATGGTTGTAATTGATGCCGAGAAACACAAACTGGATTATAAGCAGAGCGAAATTGATAATGGCATCGCTTCTCTTAAGAAGAAGTATCAAGGTCGTGTCGATCCAGAAGGAAATTACCATGAAGGAGCGTCTACTCTTATCTCACAGGCAAAATCTGAAACTCAGGTTCTTAAGAGGAAGGGTTCTCCGACAATCAATGAAGATGGATCTTTATCATACAAATCTGTTAAAGAAGAGTACGTCGATAAGAATGGAAAACTTCAATTCCGAATGCAGAAGAGTACGAAGATGGCTGAAACAAAAGACGCCCGTACACTTTCTTCAGGTACCCCCCAGGAAGAAGCTTATGCCGACTATGCAAATTCTATGAAGTCTTTAGCCAACCAGGCTCGTAGGGAGATGATGAGCACAGGCAAAATTGCTTACTCTGCTTCTGCTAAGGCAACTTATTCTGAAGAAGTAAAGTCTTTAAATGCTAAGCTGGATTTAGCTTTAGCGAATGCTCCTAGAGAGAGACAGGCTCAGACGATGGCGAATGCGACTGTTGCGGCTAAGAGAAAAGACAATCCAGATATGACAAAAGCTGAAGTTAAGAAGGCTAGTCAGCAGGCTCTGGCACAGGCAAGAAGTTCTGTAGGAGCTAAGAGATCCAACATCGAAATTACGGATAAAGAATGGGAAGCCATCCAGGCCGGAGCAATTTCTGAGAATAAGCTTACGCAAATTCTGAATAACACGAATACCGATACTATTCGTCAGAGAGCAACTCCTCGTGCAAGCACTGCTCTGAGTACAGCTAAACAGAATCGTATCGCTGCACTTAGCGCATCTGGCTACAGCACTTCAGAGATTGCGGAAGCTCTTGGGGTTTCTTCTTCGACAGTTTCTAAGTATTTGAATGGAAAGGAGTGAACTAAGTAAGATGAGATTTGCGCTTACAACTTTTGATAATCCTTATGATCCGTTTGAACAGTTCACTCAATGGTTCATGTTCGATGAAGAAAAAGGGTATCACACAACTGCTTACCTTGGTCGAATCGCTCGAACATCAGATCAGTTATCGGATGAAGAGAATAACAAGGAAGTAGAGCGAGCTATTGATGAGATAATCCGTTATGATTTCCAGAACATCTATCGAAAGGTTACAAGTAAATCAGAAACAAATGAACATAAAGAAAAAGCTTCCTAAAAGTGATTTCGTCGGCATATCAAAAGCCGAAACCGCCAGTACATGATTAAAAGGGGTATAGGGGGGTGTCTCAAAAACATACCCCCCACCCATATCGCGGCGGTCTTTAAAATTTCCCCGGATGGCATTTTTAGGGAGCCTTTTCAACTGTTCCAGTGTTTACAAGGGTCTATAACTCATGATATTTGACAACGGTTTCTGTGGGATCGGCTCAAAGTTAGTTCTCCTTTCGTTGAGTAGCATTGTCATGATTTGTAGGTCCTTTTAAATACTGGAAAATATGCGAAAACCATCACAGAAGTAGCGAATAACTAAATGGAAGGAGGCATCAACTTTGAGGAAAGCAAAGCAATCCGAGTCTTCTAGGATGATGCGTCCAGCATTAACGCCAGAAGCGAGAGAAAATCAGCTTGTTTCATTAGCAGTTGACTTGGCTGAAAAGCAATTACGAGAGGGAACCGCTTCGTCGCAGGTGATTACTCACTATTTGAAGCTCGGTTCAACAAAAGAAAGAATTGAAAAAGAGATTTTGGAAAAACAGAAGGAACTGATAGAGGCGAAGACTCAGAATCTGAAATCCATTGAAAATTCTGAAAAGCTGTATGCAGATGCATTAAAAGCATTTCGTGGTTATAGCGGTCATGGAGATGAGGTGGATGATGCTTAAATGTTATTCGGAACTATTGCAACTTACAACCTTTAAGGAGCGATACGAGTATCTTCGTTTGGATGGAGTGGTTGGTGAAGAGACATTCGGATTTGATAGGTATCTTAATCAGATATTTTACAATTCTCAAGAATGGAAGGACATTCGGAGAAAAATTATTATTCGTGATAATGGATGCGACCTTGGATTGGATGGTTATGAGATTCGTGGAAAGATTCTTATTCATCATATGAACCCAATAAAGCAGCAGGACATACTGTTGCGGACTGATTTGGTTCTGAATCCAGAGTATCTGATTGCAACAACTTTATCAACCCACAATGCTATACATTATGGAGATGCGAAACTACTTTTAACAGTTCCAAATGAACGACGAAAAAATGATACATGCCCATGGAGGCATTAGGAGGAAAATTATGGAAGGAAACAAGAAGCCACTTATGGGTGTGGTGGTAAATTGTATGAATTTGAACATTCGCAAAGATCCGACGCAGGTATCCAGATCGTTAGACATTATCAGTTCGGATACAGTTGTAACAGTTTGCGATAATGAGTCTGTCTCTGGTTTCTATAAAGTTAAGACTGGGGACGGTATCAGCGGGTATTGTATGAGCGAGTTTATAAAACTCTGTTAGATGGAGGTGCGATCATGAATATTACAGATAGTGTACTGACATCAATCAAGAAATTACTCGGAATCGCAGAGGAGTATGAACATTTCGATGCGGATTTGATCATGCACATCAATTCTGTGTTCTCGATTCTTACACAGCTTGGTGTCGGTCCATCCAAAGGTTTCATGATCGAAGATAAGAATGCAACGTGGAAAGATTTCATTTCTGATGAATCCAAATACATGCTTGTCAAATCCTATATGCATTTGAAGGTCAAACTTCTTTTCGATCCACCGCTTAGTTCGGCAGTGCTGGAGTGTTATAAAACACAAATCAGCGAGTACGAATGGCGTTTAAATGTTGCTGCGGAAAACGATGATACCGATCCGGATGAGCCTGAGCATTATTCCGGATCATATGAAGTTACACCAAAGGCGCATCAGACTCAAACCTTGGATACGTCTGGAAAAGTGCTTAGCGAAGACCTCGTTATTCATGAAGTTCCGTATTACCAGACATCTAATGCCAGTGGAGGTGTTACCAGTTACATCGCAAAGGAGGGAGATTCAAAATGAATAACACCTATTTAGCACACCATGGAATTCTTGGAATGAAATGGGGAGTTCGAAGATCGGAGGCACAGCTTGCCAGAGCCAGGGGACACTCTTCCAAACCCTCAGACGATAAGAATGAGGTAGCAGCACGTAAGGTTGCTGTTAAGAATCGGCGAACAATGTCCGATGCCGATCTGAAGAAAAGAATTGAGAGACTTAAATTAGAACGCGAGTTTAAGAATCTTACAGAAGACGACATCACACCTGGTAGAAAGTATGTGTCAGAAATTCTTTCTGCATCTGGAAAGAAAGCGTTGACTGTGGCTGCGGCTGGAGCAATGACCTATGCTGTCAAGACTGCAATGACAAAAGAATTCAATCTTAAAGAGGCCGCACAGTACATCGCTGCAAACCCGAATAAGAAGAAGTAGGAGAAGAAAATAATGGCGTTATCGAACACTGCCGTCCCGAAATACTACGGCATGTTTCGTGATGCCGTAATTCGTGGCGAAATTCCGGTATGCCGAGAAATCGAGATGGAGATGAACCGAATCGATGATCTCATTGCGAATCCGGGAATTTATTACGATGATCAAGCAGTAGAGGGTTTTATCAGCTATTGCGAGAATGAGCTTACTTTAACTGACGGTTCAGATTTGAAACTACTTGATACATTCAAAGTTTGGGCTGAACAGATTTTCGGTTGGTACTATTTTGTTGAGCGAAGTGTATACGAACCTTATGAGGATGGCCATGGTGGACATTACGTTACCAAGTCTATCCGAAAAAGATTGGTTAATAAGCAATATCTCATAGTAGCCAGAGGTGCTGCAAAGTCAATGTATGGCTCATGCTTGCAGAATTTCTTCTTAAATGTTGATGTCACAACGACACATCAGATAACCACAGCCCCGACGATGAAGCAGGCAGAAGAAGTGTTGTCCCCGATTCGAACCGCTATTACCAGATCAAGAGGACCTTTCTATAAGTTCCTAACTGAAGGATCGTTGCAGAACACGACCGGATCAAAGGCGAATCGAATGAAATTGGCATCCACTAAGAAAGGAATTGAAAACTTCCTTACTGGATCGCTTCTTGAAATTCGTCCAATGAGAATCGACAAACTTCAGGGACTTCAGCTTAAAGTGGCGACTGTTGACGAGTGGCTTTCTGGTGACATTCGAGAAGACGTAATTGGAGCAATCGAACAGGGTGCGTCGAAGGTCAATGACTACCTTATCGTTGCAATCAGCTCTGAGGGTACTGTCCGTAACGGTGCTGGTGATACAATCAAAATGGAATTGATGGACATTCTAAAAGGGGATTATGTCAATCCACACGTATCGATCTGGTGGTATAAGCTGGATTCTATTGATGAAGTTGCCGATCCGGATAAATGGTTGAAAGCAAATCCGAACCTTGGAAAGACTGTTTCTTATGAAACCTATCAGCTGGACGTGGAGAGAGCAGAAAAGGCTCCGGCAGCTCGAAACGATATTTTGGCTAAGCGCTTCGGACTTCCTATGGAGGGATACACATATTACTTTACATATGAAGAAACTCTCCCACATCGCCATCGAGATTATTGGCAAATGCCATGTTCTTTGGGGGCTGATCTATCACAAGGCGACGATTTCTGTGCATTCACATTTCTATTCCCATTGTCGAACGGATCGTTCGGCGTCAAAACCAGAAACTACATTTCCTCATCGACTCTGATGAAACTCCCAGCAGCAATGAGAATTAAATACGATCAGTTTATGAAAGAGGGAAGTCTTATTGTGTTAGAAGGGACCGTTCTTGACATGATGGAAGTATATGAGGATTTGGATAACCACATTATTGAATGCGGTTACGATGTACGATGCTTTGGTTATGATCCATACAATGCAAAGGAATTTGTTGAACGTTGGGCAAGTGAAAATGGACCATTCGGAATAGAAAAAGTTATCCAGGGTGCAAAGACAGAATCTGTCCCACTTGGCGAATTGAAGAAACTTTCAGAAGAGAGGATGCTTCTCTTTGATGAGGACTTGATGACATTTGCTATGGGAAACTGCATTACCCTGGAAGATACTAATGGGAACCGTAAATTGCTGAAAAAGCGGTATGAACAAAAAATCGATGCCGTTGCGGCAATGATGGATGCGTACATCGCATTCAAGGCAAATCGAGAAGCATTCGAGTAGGGGGATAAAGATGCCAGTAGCAAAGTTAATTGATTACTCTTCTGTATTACGACCCTGTACCATCAGAAAAGTAGCTCATATTGAATCAAGTGATAATTTGATGCATTATGGAATAAAAGGTATGAAATGGGGAGTTCGGAGAACGAAAGAACAATTAGCTCATGATAGAAGCTCTATCCAGGCAAGAATGAATAGCCAGTTGCGAACACCCGTAAAAGCTTCAAACGGAATACTGGTTACACGTTTTTCAGATCATGCCCTTGACAGGACACAAACCGAATCAAGACCGGTAACCGTTGAAGGAATTTTAGATGCATTGAAAAATCCGTTGAATCATGGTAGCATTAAAACAAAAACCGATAACCTTGGGCGACCAAGTCAGCAGTTTATAGGGAAATCTGCGACAGTAGCAGTGAATCCTGAAAATGGAACCATAACAACTACATGGTGTACAGGAAGTAGAACAAAGCGTAAATATTTAAAGAAAGGATGAGCATATGTTCAGTGAAGAAGAAATAAACCTTATGCGGTCACTCGGATTGGACTGTGATTTTAACGGTTTATCTGAGACCGATGAATATTGGGCAGACATAGAAGAAAAGGTTGGGAATTTCCTGACATTGAAGTGTTTAGACGAGCATTATAATCCCGATAGTAACGGAATCATATGCGAATCTATACTGAACAAAATACCGGTGTAAAATTACTGGAGACCTCTTAAGAAAAGGGGTCTTTTTTTTTGCCTATTTTTAGGAGGTGAGAATTCAAAATGGATTTATCATTAAGTTCCAGGTTTAAAAATGCCTGGAATGCTTTTCGCAATAGAGCCCCTACCATGATGTCCCAGAATATCGGTTCGGGTTATTCATATCGTCCTGATCGTTTTCGCCTTACCAGAGGAAACGAAAGATCGATAGTCACGTCCGTATACAATAGAATCGCTTTAGACGTAGCCGCCATCAACATTCAGCACGTTCAGTTGGATGATGAAGGGCGGTTTTTAAATGTTATAAAAAGCGGTTTAAACGAATGTTTGTCGTTGGAAGCCAATCTTGATCAGACTGGTAGGGCATTTATCCAAGATGTTGTTATGTCCATGATGGATGAAGGGTGCGTAGCAATCGTTCCGGTGGATACCGATGACGATCCAGATGATACGAAGGGGTATCAGATTCTTTCTATGCGAGTCGGTCGTATTCGTGATTGGTACCCTCGTCATGTCCGCGTTGAAGTATATAACGAAAACACTGGACGAAAACAGGAAATCATTGTTCCGAAGGATACAGTTGCTATTGTAGAAAATCCATTGTATGCGGTTATCAATGAGCCAAACTCAACAATGCAAAGGCTTATTCGAAAATTGAATTTGTTGGATGCGGTTGACGAGCAGAGCAGTTCTGGAAAGTTGGATTTGATTATTCAGCTTCCATACGTAATTAAGTCAGAGGCAAGACGTCAGCAGGCAGAGCAGCGGCGTAAAGATATTGAGCGACAGTTGTCTGGTTCTAAGTATGGTATTGCCTATACTGACGGAACCGAGAAAATTACACAGTTGAATCGTTCGTTGGAAAACAATCTGATGAAGCAAATTGAATACTTAACGAGTATGCTTTACAGCCAGTTAGGAATCACTCAGAGCATCTTAGATGGTACCGCAGACGAGAAGACTATGCTGAACTATTACAACCGGACAATCGAACCGATCATTTCCGCAATCGTTGATGAAATGAAGAGAAAATTCTTAACGAAGACTGCCAGATCCCAAAACAAGTCAATCATGTTCTTTAGAGATCCATTCAAGCTTGTGCCGGTAGCTGATCTTGCTGAAATTTCTGATAAGTTTACCAGAAATGAAATTGCTACATCAAACGAAATCAGACAGGTAATTGGTTGGAAGCCATCCGCTGATCCTAAGGCTGATGAATTGAGAAACAGCAATTTAAGTGAGCCTGGTGGTAGTTCCGTAACAGATGCTACGACGAGCGGTGAAGAAACAGAATCCAGCGATACCAGTGATTACGATGATCTGGTTAATGAAGTTCTTGACAGCATTTCTGCACAAATCGATGACATCATCGGCAATTATACGTCTGGCGATGATAAGGAGGGAGATGATTCTTAATGGATGAACCTAAAGTTGCGGTTCTTAGACATTATGCATCGCCCTATTACGATCCTCAGAAAGCGCATGAATACTATATGCGTACCAGAGAGTTAAAAGGCCGTTCTACCACATCGCTGAATGATGAGGGAAAGAAGATTTGGTCTTATACAAAAAATAATATCAAATCCGAAAAGGCTGCAAAGGTCAAAGAAGAGCAGGAAAAGCGAGATCAGAAAATTACGGAACTTCGTGAAAAAGCAGAAGCAACGAAGGAACAGATATCTTCTCGTTTGAAAGAACTGAATGAGGCCTTAACCCAAAATGCTTCCGATAGGAAGAAAAGCATCGATACTGATAAAGATTCTGATTTGGAAGAAATTGAAAAGGAATCATCTAGCCAAAAGGAACGAATCGATAATAAAAAGGATGCCGAAATCGAGCGTTTGATGGCAATAGAAATTCCATCAGGATTATCTAAGGCTGAGAGATCTAAGCGTGTTGCCGAAAGAACAGCAAAGATTGCAAAGCTTAGAAATGATGCAAAATCAGATAAAGCAAAAATCAGTAGCGATGCCAAAACGGACAAGGCTAGTGTTCGAACGGATGCGACAAACAAGAAAGCGAAAGTATCGTCCGATACCAAGGAAGAAAAAGCTGAGAACCAGGCTAATGCTAAAAGCGAAAGAGCAAAAGTTAGCTCCGAGCTAAAAGCAGCGGTTAAGTCAGTTAGAGAAGCTTACAAAGCGGCTAAAGCTGACCTCGATTCGTCATATGAACAAACCTATCAGGATGAATTTGACAAGATTCAGTCAGAGTACAAGAAGGTCAAGAAATCAAAGAAAAAGTCTTCCAGCTCATCAAAGAAGACATCGCATCCGTTATCGTACTATATCAGAAAATAGGAGGAAAATCAAAATGAAGTATGACTTTGGTGGCTGGGCCACTAGAAATGATCTTCAGTGTGCCGATGGAAGAGTCATTAAAAAAGACGCTTTCAAAGGGCAGAACGGGCAGACTGTCCCGTTAGTATGGATGCATAATCATGCCGATCCGGCGAACGTGCTTGGATTAGCTCATCTCGAAAATAGAGATGAAGGAGTTTATGCATTCTGCGAATTTAACGATACAGAATCAGGAAAGACTGCGCGGGAACTTGTAAAACATGGAGACGTACAGTCTCTTTCTATCTTTGCCAATCAGCTTAAACAGGCTGGTCACGATGTAGTTCATGGCATTATTAGAGAGGTAAGCCTGGTATTAGCCGGAGCCAATCCTGGAGCATTTATCGATGATGTGGTAATGCACGGGGATGGAGAAACTGGTATTATCCTTGGCTATGACGAAATGATCATGGGACAGTTGGAGCATTCGGCAGATGAACCGGATAAAAAGCAGGAGGAAAAGGGCGGCTCCAATGATGAACCGGATAATGAAGAGAAAAAGGATGAGAAGGTTGAAACTATTGAAGACATCTTTAAATCCATGACCGAAAAACAGCAGACCGCCGTTTTTGCAATGATGACTGAGTTCGCAGGCAAAGAGGTTTCTAAAAAAGAAGATGATGAATCTAAAGGAGGAGATGACAATATGAAACACAATGTTTTTGACAACGACAGACGCGATGATAAGAATTTTCTGTCTCACGCAGCGCAGAAAGAAATTTTGGACTTAGCTAAGTCCAGCGGAGTCGGATCTTTAAAAGCTGCTATGGAAATTTACATGGATGAACATAGCTTACAGCATGACGGAATCAGCGGCTTTGTACAGTCCGGCACAGGCGACGTTACAACGCTGTTCCCTGAATATGTTGAAGCACATCCGGGGCGTACACCTGAACTTATCACAAACGATATGGGATGGGTTGACGCTATTATGGCGAAGACGCAGAAGATTCCGAATGGTCGCGTTCGTACTTCCCATGTAGATATTCGGAACATCGATTCCCTGTCTGCCAAGGGATATAAGAAGGGTAATGAGAAGAAGATTACCGGAAACTATGAACTGGTAAGACGTACTACCGATCCGCAGACCGTGTATGTTACTTCCGAGCTTCACCGTGATGATGTGGTAGATATCGAGGACTTTGATTATGTACAGTTCCAGTACGGAATTGATCAGATTTCTCTGAAGGAAACTTTGGCTGTTGCGACTATGATCGGCGATAGCCGGGAGAACAGCGATCCGGAGAAAATTTTCCCTGAACACATTCGTCCTGTCTGGACCGATGATGAACTGTACACCATCCATAAGGATATTGATTTCGAGGCAATGGCTAAAGAACTTCAGGGCAACAACGCTGCGGATTATTTCGGAGAGAGCTTCATTTACGCGGAGGCTATGATTACGGCGCTGCGCAAGGCTCGTAAGAATTTCCGCGGTACTGGTAAGCCTGATCTGTATATCACAACCGATATGCATAACACCATGATTCTTGCAAGAGATCGTAACGGTCGTCGCATTTATGAGACTGATACTGAGCTTGCGGCAGCACTTGGCGTTGATAAGATCTACGAAGTTACCCAGTTTGAGGACAAGATTCGTACTGACTCTACTGGTAAAAAGCATAAGCTTCACGCCATTTGCGTAAACATGGCTGATTATGGATATGGTGCATCCAAAGGCGGCGATGTAACTCATTTCACCGATTTCGATATTAAGTTTAATCAGCTTCAGTCTTTACTGGAGACTCGCAAGTCCGGTCAGCTTACCAGAATTAAATCTGCTATCGTTATCGAGGAAATCGTTACGGATTCCGAAGATCATACCGTCTAAGTCTTAGAGGAGAAAATTCAAAATGAGTAAATTCTACGGGGCAATCGGCTATGCCGTAACAGAGGAGATTCGACCTGGTGTCTGGGGAGAGACGATTACAGTTCGTGACTACTACGGAGATGTTATTCGGAATACTCGACAGTATCAGAGTTCAGATAACCTTAACGACAATCTCAATGTGTCGAATGAGTTTAGCATTGTAGCCGATCCGTTTGCTTATGCGAATTTTCATTCGATGAGATTTATCGAGTATATGGGGGCTAAATGGAAAATTTCAAATGTTGAAGTTCAGTATCCCCGTTTAATATTAACCGTTGGAGGTGTTTACAATGAGCAGACGACTGAAACTGCATAATGTTTTATGCGACATCCTTTCGTGCCCAGACCAAGGACCGGAGTGTCGTGCTTATTTTCAACCACCGTCATCGGTAAAAATGAAATACCCTGCTATCGTTTATGCGCTCAATGATATTGATAACGCATTTGCTGATAACAGGGTTTATTTGTCTGCGAGAAAGTATTCGGTAACAGTCATCGACAGCGATCCGGATAGTTCTCTCATTGGCAAGGTAGCATCCATGCCGACGAGTCGATACAATCGACATTATACGAAAGACAACTTAAATCATGATGTCTTTGAAATATTCTTTTAAGGAGGAACAACCAAATGAGTACAACAAAAAAGAAAATCAGATGGGACCAGATTGGCGAGCGAAAGTTTGAGACTGGCGTTAGCAACGGTGTCCTTTATCCTGGCGACGGCTCTGGTGGTTATAAGGGCGGAGTAGCTTGGAATGGGCTGACTAATGTTCAGGAAAGTCCTTCCGGAGCAGAACCAAATCCTATCTATGCTGATAACATTAAGTATCTCAACTTAATGTCTGCTGAGGAATATGCCGCAACGATTGAAGCTTATATGGCACCGGATGAATTCGCAGAATGCGATGGTTCAAAGGAAATTGCGCCTGGTGTATATGCTGGTCAGCAGAATCGAAAAGAATTTGGCTTCGCATATAAGTCTCTTATCGGTAATGATACTGAGGGCACAGATTACGGATATAATTTATATCTTGTATACAGATGTCTTGCGTCCCCGTCCGATAAGGATCATTCATCTGTTAATGAAAGTGTAGATCCTGGAACATTATCATGGGAGGTATCTACTACGCCTGTCGAAATCGATACCCTGATCGACGGCAAGAAATTAAAACCAACTGCTACTTTGAAGTTCGATTCTACAAAGATCGATGCGAAGAAACTGGCGGCTCTGGAGGAGATTCTGTATGGTAAAGATCCGTCTACTCCTGATGGAGATGACGGTGTTGAACCGAGACTTCCGCTTCCGGATGAAGTTATCAAGATCATGACCGCCGAGGGCTAATCAGAAACAATATACAAACCACAGATGGAGTCGTATTCAGGAAAGCTGGCGGCTCCTTTTTAATTTGAAAGGAGAACAAAATTATGTATGCAGTAACAAAGACTTATAAAGATTTCAACGGTGTTGAGCGCACCGAAACAAAGCTCTTCAACCTTACTGAAACAGAGGTTATGGAGATGGAATTGGGCACAGCTGGTGGAGTTGCTGAGATGCTTCAGCGCATCGTAGATGCAAAAGATCAGCCGACCATTATCAAGTTCTTTAAGGAATTTATCTTAAAGACATACGGAGAGAAGAGTGCTGACGGCACATATTTCGAGAAGTCCGAAGAGATTTCCAGAAAGTTTGCCTGCACTCAGTTCTACAATCTTCTGTTTATGGAATTGGCTACAGATGACAGCAAAGCTGCTGAATTCGTAAACCATGTAATTCCGAAAGTTGTGGATATTAAGAAGCATTCGGAAAATCCGGCGATTGCTCCTGTGGCTGCTTCAATGAACTAAAGAGGTGAGACCGAATGCTTGAACTTATGATACCAAAAACTGATCTGTGGGATGAGCTGAATCAGCGATTTATCCCTGTAAAGGAACAGAAATTGCGTTTGGAGCATTCACTCGTTTCACTTTCAAAATGGGAAAGTAAATGGTGCAAAGTCTTCTTATCTAAAGAGCAGAAGACTTATGAAGAAACCATTGACTATATACGCTGTATGACTCTCACGCAGAATGTTGATCCGCTGGTCTATCAATGTATTACCAATTCGCACATTGATGCGGTAAACGCCTATATTGAAGCGCCAATGACGGCTTCGACTGTTAAGGAAGAAAAAGGCGGTCCAATAAATAGGCAGCAGATAACCAGTGAACTTATTTATTACTGGATGACGGCGTATCACATTCCGTTTGAGTGTCAGAAATGGCATTTGAATCGTTTGTTAATGCTTATCCGGATTTGTAATGCAGAAAACAAGCCCCCGAAGAAGCGGAGCAAACGAGATTTATACAGACATTATGCGGAAGTAAACGCCGCAAACAGAAAGAAATTTAATTCGAAAGGATAGTGATAAAAATGGCAAAATCGAGACAGGCCGTCGTTAATCTTGTCGAATCCTGGGATGGAAAGAAAGAATCGAACGGCTCACACAAAAGCATTATCGATATGTATAACGAATTCTTTGAGAAAATCTGCGCTGGCAAATTTCCTCGTGGCATTCGGATGCGTTATGACTGGGCTTGGTGTGCGTGCACCTGGTCTGCGTTAGCGGCAGCTCTCCGATATGAGAGCATCATGCCTATGGAAATTTCCTGCTATTACCTCATCGAAGCAGCAAAGAAAATGGGATGTTGGCAGGAGAATGACGCATATGTTCCGAGTCCTGGAGATGCAATCTTGTATGATTGGCAGGATAACGGAATCGGTGATAATACAGGTAATCCGGATCATGTTGGTACCGTAATCGAGGTACATAAGGAATCCGGTTATATGGTTGTTGAAGAGGGTAACTACAGTAATGCGGTTAAGAAGAGAACCTTGTCTATTAACGGAAAATTTATCCGTGGCTTTATTACACCAAAGTACGACGACAATACAGTTGCAGCTCCTGGATTAATCAAGGGCAAAGACATCAAAACTATTGCTCATGAGGTGATTGTTGGGCTGTGGGGAAGCGGTGAGAACCGTAAGAAACTGCTTGCTGAGTATGGATACAGCTACTCAGAAGTTCAGAACATGGTAAATCAGATTCTGAATGGATCAGCAGTAACACCGTCCAACACCAAACAGGATCAGAATCAGTCCATTTCAAAGAAAGTAGTGGCTACCTGTTCTGCTAAACAGTTTAACAAAATCTATGCCGGCGAATACAAAACAACGGCGGTTCTTTATTGCCGTAATGATGCCGGAACCAATAAGAAGGCTCTTTGTAAAATTCCGGCTGGCACTAAGGTTAAGTGCTATGGCTACTACACAATGGCAAATGGAGTTAAGTGGCTGTACATCCAGTTTGTACTCGATGGGGTTCAGTACACGGGATTTTCATCCAGTGCATACTTAGCAAAGTAGGAGATTCATATGATCACGTTCAGACAAAAGGGTGATTTTTCTAAGCTGACTCGATTCTTAGAGCGAGCAAAGGAATCAGTTCGTCTCGGTGACCTCGATAAGTATGGTCGAGAGGGCGTAGCCGCCCTTGCGTCTGCAACGCCAGTTGATACAGGACGGACGGCGAATTCGTGGCACTACAAGATCGAACAGAAACCAGGTTCAGTATCGATCAGCTTTTACAACACAAATATTCAAAATGGAGTTCCTATTGCAGTTATTTTGCAGTATGGACATGCAACAAGAAACGGCGGCTGGGTACAGGGGCGAGACTACATCAATCCTGCTATCCAGCCTATTTTTGACAAAATTGCAGATGCGGCATGGAAGGAGGTTACTAAGCTATGAGTACAACCGTTGACGAACGTGTCGTCGAAATGCGGTTCGATAACAAGCAGTTTGAACAGAATATTCAGACCAGTTTATCGAGCATCGACAAGTTAAAGAGAAGTCTTAACCTCGAAGGTGCAGCAAAAGGCTTAGAAACCGTAAACGATGCCGCACAGAAATGCAATATGTCACCACTCACGAATGCTGTCGAGACTGTTCGAGTACGGTTCTCCGCATTAGAAGTGATGGCGATTACGGCTTTGCAGAACATTACCAACTCTGCACTTGTCGCAGGCAAAAATCTTGTTTCTGCTTTCACGGTAGATCCGATTAAGTCAGGTTTCGAGGAGTATGAAACCCAGATCAATGCTGTTCAGACAATCCTTGCAAATACCTCTTCAAAAGGCACAACTCTTGATCAGGTAAACAATGCGTTGGATGAACTAAACCATTATGCAGATATGACCATTTACAATTTTACGGAAATGACCCGTAACATTGGTACGTTCACTGCGGCTGGCGTAGATTTGGACACATCTGTAGCCGCTATCAAGGGCATTGCGAACCTTGCAGCCGTATCAGGTTCCAACTCTCAGCAGGCAAGTACCGCTATGTATCAGCTTTCACAGGCATTAGCGGCAGGAACAGTAAAATTACAGGACTGGAACTCAGTAGTAAACGCTGGTATGGGTGGTCAGGTATTCCAGGATGCGCTGAAAGAAACGGCTAAAGTTCATGGAATTGCCATTGATGAGATGATCAAAGATGAGGGCTCATTCAGAGAGACCCTTAGTAAAGGATGGCTTACCTCTGACATCTTGACTGAAACCTTGGCAAAATTTACAGGCGATCTCAACGAAGATCAGCTTCGGACCATGGGGTACGCTGATGATCAAATCAAATCTATCATGGAGATGGGTAAGACAGCGAATGATGCGGCGACAAAAGTAAAAACTTTTACCCAGTTATTCGACACATTGAAAGAGGCTGCCCAGTCCGGATGGACACAAAGCTGGGAAATTATCGTCGGCGACTTTGAAGAGGCGAAGGAATTACTTACTGAAGTGAGTGATACGTTCAGTGCCGTAATCAATGCTTCTGCCGATGCAAGAAATAAAATGCTTCAGGATTGGAAAGACCTTGGTGGTCGAACCATGATGATCGAAGCAGTAAAGAATGTTTTCGAAGGACTGGTTAGCGTTGCTAAGCCTGTTCGGGAGGCATTCAACGAAATCTTCCCGCCAATGACTGGAAATCAGTTAGCCGATATCACAGAACGCGTTCGTGATTTGACAGCAAAATTCAAAATGGGGGAAGAAAGCTCAAAGCATTTAAAGAATACGTTTAAGGGCGTATTTGCAGTGCTTGATATCGTCGGACAAGCTTTCAAAGCTGTTGCCGGTGGTGTCGGCGAATTGATCGGTCTTTTCTTACCGGCTGGAAACGGGGTGTTATCACTCACCGGAAGCTTCGGTGAGTATCTTGTTAAACTTGATGAAACTGTAAAGAAGACAGACGTCTTTGGCAAAGCAGTTTCGACTGTTGTTGATATCGTAAAGACAGCTATTACGTTTGTTAAAACTGCCGGAGAAAAAGTAAAAGAATTTGGCAAAGCTGCCGGGGAGAAGTTCGATTTTCCTGGATTTGAATTATTCCACTCATTCCTTGAACGAGTACATGATCGCATGACTCAAATCGGTGATGGTGCTGGAAAAATGAAGAGCGGAGTCATTGTTGCTTTTGAGATGATGGGAGAAGCACTGGAAAAATGTAAATTTCTCAAAGTCATGGAAGCATTGTGGACGGCTGTAAAGGTAATTGCTGGCGGTATTGCCGATGCAGTCGGGACTATGATGGGGACACTTGCTGAGAAACTCGGAAATGCAGATTTCAGCGGAGTTCTTGACGTTCTTAACAGCATTGCTGTGGGCGGAATCGCAGTATCGATTTCCAAATTCTTAAAGAGCGTAACAGAACCGCTTGAGGGGTTGAATGGCGTTCTCGAAGGAGTAACTGGAATTCTTGACGGCGTAAGAGGCTGCTTTGAGGCATATCAGACAAATCTTAAAGCCGGAACATTGCTTAAAATTGGCGCAGCAATCGCTTTGCTTGCTGGTTCTATCGTTGCAATTTCTCTGATCGATAGTGATAAACTGTCAGCTTCTCTTGGAGCTATCACAGTGCTCTTTGCTAATCTACTTGGCGCGATGGCAATTTTCAATAAAATCAGCAGCGATACTGGAAAGGTATCTAAAGCATGTACCGCGATGATTGCTATGTCAGTTGCAGTATCTATTCTGGCAGGAGCTTTGAAGAAAGTTTCAGACCTTGATTGGGGCGAACTTGCGAGAGGCCTTGTTGGAATTGCTGGTCTTACGACTATTGTTGTTGCATCATCTAAAGCCATGGCAAGCGGTCAGAAGCAGGTTATGAAAGGCGCTACCAGCTTAATTATATTTGGAGCGGCTATCAAAATTCTGGCTTCAGCATGTAAGGATTTATCGAAATTACAGTGGGATGAACTCGGACGAGGTCTGACCGGAGTAGGAGTATTATTTGCTGAGATCGCTGTATTTCTTAGAGTTGCAAAATTCAATGGGAAAATGATTAGCACTGCGACTGGAATTGTTATTCTGGCAGCAGCGATGAAGGTTCTGGCGTCCGCTTGCAAAGACTTCGGTCAGATGGAGTGGAGCGAGATCGGAAAAGGATTAGCTGGAATCGGTGGATTATTTGCCGAACTTGCTGCCTTTACGAATTTGGCTGGAAATGCGAAACATGTGATGTCTACTGGTGTAGCTCTAATTGCTATTGGTGCAGCAATGAAAATCTTTGCTTCCGCTGTAAAAGATTTCGGTCAGTTACAGTGGGATGAAATTGGCAGAGGTTTAACAGCTATGGGCGTCGCACTTGCAGAGGTAGCGATTGCAGTTAAGCTGATGCCGAAAAACATGATTGGCATTGGAACGGGCCTTGTTATCGTCGGCGGAGCACTTGAAATTATTGCAAACTGTATGAGTAAATTCGGAGGTATGCAGTGGGAAGAAATCGGTAGAGGTCTTACTGTCATGGGTGGGGCTTTAGCTGAGTTGGCTATCAGTCTCAACTTTATGAAGGGTACACTTGGCGGATCGGCGGCATTATTGGTTGCATCCGCAGCCCTAGCTGTTCTTGCACCAGTGCTCAGTATATTGGGAGCATTATCGTGGGAAGCGATTGCGAAAGGACTTATTTCTATTGCAGGAGCATTCACGATTATCGGCGTAGCAGGCGCAGTTCTTACACCGTTGGTTCCGACCATTCTGGCGTTATCAGGAGCATTTGCGTTGATCGGTGTTGGTGTTCTTACAATCGGAGCTGGTTTACTTGCGGCCGGTACGGGACTTTCAGCACTTGCTATCGGATTCACAGCGCTGGCAACTGCCGGTGCCGCTGGAGCAACAGCAATCGTAGCAGCACTGACGGTTATCGTTACTGGTATCGCTAGCTTAATTCCGGTCGTCCTTACAAAAGTTGGAGAAGGACTTATAGCAATCTGCAAAGTTATTGCTGCTGGAGCTCCAGCTATTGGCGAAGCCGTAAAATCAGTAATCTTAACTCTAATTGATGTTTTCGTATCCTGTGTACCACAACTGGCAGACGGAGCTTTGCGATTAGTGGTCGGTGTATTAGAAGCACTTGTTACTTACACGCCTCAAATCGTAGATCTAGCCTTCAAGTTTCTTATTGGAATTTTAGAGGGTATTGCTAGTAATCTGCCATCACTGATTAAAGCTGGAATCGATGTCCTTATGGCATTCTTTGCTGGTATTGTCGATGCGTTAAGCGGAATCGATACTGAGGCTTTACTGAAAGGAATTGCTGGAATCGGTCTGTTATCGGCTATTATGCTTGCTCTTAGTGCAATAGCGGCGCTTGTTCCTGGAGCAATGGTTGGAATTCTTGGTATGGGTGCGGTTGTTGCTGAAATGGCGTTAGTGCTTGCTGCCGTCGGACTCTTATCGAAACTTCCAGGACTTTCTTGGCTTATCGGAGAAGGCGGAAAGCTTTTACAGGGAATCGGAACGGCAATCGGTCAGTTTGTTGGAGGAATCGTTGGCGGATTTATGAGCGGTGTGTCGAGTCAGTTCCCGCAAATTGGAGCTGATTTATCCGCTTTTATGAATAATGTTCAGCCGTTCTTACAGGGAGCTAGTCAGATTCAGCCATCTATGATGGATGGAGTAAAGGCATTAGCCGAGACCGTGCTTATCCTGACAGCGGCTGATATTTTACAGGGATTAACTTCTTGGCTTACGGGCGGATCGTCCTTATCTAAGTTCGGAGAGGAACTTGTACCGTTTGGCGAAGCTATGAGAGATTTCTCGTTGGCTATCGGAAACATGGACGGAGAAATTGTGGCAAATGCGGCGACAGCCGGCAAAGCATTAGCTGAAATGGCAGCTACAATTCCAAATACAGGTGGATTAGTGTCTTTCTTCGCAGGAGAAAACGACATGACTGCCTTTGGAAAGCAGCTTGTGCCGTTTGGCGAAGCTATGAGACAGTTTGGAGATGCAATTACTGGACTCGATGCAAATGCCGTTACAGAAGCGGCAATCGCTGGCAAGGCCATGGCAGAGATGGCAACGACCATTCCAAATTCTGGTGGTGTCGTAGGATTCTTTGCTGGTGAAAACGATATGGGTGAGTTCGGAAAACAGCTTGTACCATTTGGCGAAGCAATGAAAGCATTTGGCGATGCGGTTCGTGGACTGGAAGCCGATGCAATCGTCAATTCTGCAACGGCGGGCAAGGCTTTAGTCGAGCTTGCTGATACAGTTCCAAATACAGGTGGCGTTGTGGCATTCTTTACTGGAAACAACGATGTTGATACTTTCGGTGAGAAACTTGTACCATTCGGCGAAGCTATGAAATCATATTCTGAAGCTATTATGGGCATGGACTCTGCGGCTATTACGAACTCAGCAACAGCTGGTAAAGCACTGGTGGAGCTTGCCAATACTATTCCAAATACCGGAGGACTTGTAAGCTGGTTTACCGGCGACAACGATCTTGGTAGTTTTGGCGATAGTCTGGTTCAGTTTGGAAGCGGAATTAAGAGTTATTCGGATTCTATTTCTGAAATTGATACCGGAATCATGTCAAGTGTGATCACACAGGTGAATCGCCTTGTTGATATGGCCAAAGGAATGGCGGAATTAGATACGAGTGGTATGAGTGGTTTCAGCACAGCTCTGATTCAGCTTGGAAACAACGGTATCGATGGTTTCATCAATGCGTTTACAGATGCAAGTGGAAGGGTGACATCAGCCGCGACCTCTATGCTGACGACATTCATCAATGCAGCTAATGCCCAGAAAGGTAATCTGACATCCACGTTTACGACAATGATGCAGGCTGTACTTACGACCCTTACAAACTATCAGACCCAGTTCAATACGGCTGGCTCTACCTTGATGACAAAATTCATTAGCGGAATTAAATCTCAGGACGGAAATACCAAAACTGCAATTACTAACATTATTAGCGGTTGTATCACTGCAATCAATAATAAGCAGATCCAGTTCAATACGGCTGGCGCGAATCTCATGATCAAGCTTATCGCTGGAATTAAATCGAAAGATTACGAGACCAGAAATGCGTTTGTAAACATCTTAAGTTCGTGCCTTACGGCCATTGCGAACAAGTATCCAGAATTTCAAAATGCAGGAATGCAGTGCATGATTAAGTTCATCGCTGGCATTAAGGAAAAAGCCGAAGAAGTAAAAACAGCTTTCACTGGCAATCTTAATGCTTCTGTAACGGCTATCCGGAATTATCATGATCAGTTTAAACAGGCTGGTGCTTACTTGGTGGAGGGATTTGCTGATGGAATCAGTGAGAATACGTACCGCGCGGAAGCTAAAGCCAGAGCAATGGCAAGGGCTGCGGCAGAAGCAGCAGAAGACGAACTGGACGAGCATTCACCTTCCAGAGTAGGATACCACATCGGTGATTTCTTTGGATTGGGATTCGTTAATGCCATCGGAACTTATGCGGTGAAGGCATATAATGCCAGTGCTGAAATGGCTGATTCGGCAAAAACAGGTCTCGGAAATGCAATCGCAAAGGTTAAGGATATGATCGACAACGGTGTTGATGGTCAGCCTACGATTCGACCGATTCTGGATCTGTCAGACGTTGAAGAGAAGAGTCATCGACTGAATACGCTGTTCAGTAGATCGCAGGCTTTAACCGTCAGCACAGGAATTGCAGCAGCTCGTGGACGGAATCTTCAAAATGAAGATACTAATCCGAATACAGGTAACTCTTATAACTTTACACAGAATAACTATTCGCCTAAGGCACTGTCGAGAACAGAGATTTATCGGCAGACGAAGAATCAGTTCTCGGCGATGGAAAGGATGGTGGAAACTTGATTCGAGCAGTCACGTTTACGAACTATCTTGGCGATAGTATCCGACTTGATTTGGCGAGACCGGAGGAATCCGGTTTCATCATCAAGTCTGTAACTGGCTTGGGACCAGGAAAAGCGAACATCAATACGACGGAAATCGCTACAAACGATGGAAGTCTGTTCAATTCTTCAAGGATGCCGAGCCGAAACATTGTTATTTCTCTTGCGTATATGTGGAAGGATTCCATTGAAGACGTAAGACAGCTTTCATACAAGTATTTTCCTATTAAAAAGAAGCTCACAATGCTTATCGAAACCGATAATAGGCAGGCAGAGATTGAAGGGTATGTCGAATCAAACGACCCAACAATCTTCAGTAAAGACGAGGGTTCGGATATCTCAATCGTGTGTCCGAATCCTTTCTTTTACTCTGCCGGAAAAGACGGAATCAACACAACCATCTTCTATGGTGTAGAGGCACTGTTCGAGTTTCCTTTCAGTAATGAATCTCTTAAGGACCCGTTACTAGAAATGGGAGAAATCAAAAATGAAACAGAGCAGGTGGTTGTATATAATGGCGACGCTGAAATCGGAGTGACTATTACGATTCACGCAATCGGTGAAGCCAGCAATATTACGATCTACAATACCGGTACTCGTGAAGTGATGCGGATCGATACCGATAAATTGGAGAAATTCACTGGCTCTGGAATTATAGCAGGTGATGAAATCATTATCTGCACCGTAAAAGGAAACAAGTCGATTACGCTTCTTAGGAACGGAAAGACTACAAACATCTTGAACTGCCTGGATAAAAACGCTGATTGGTTCCAGCTTGCGAAGGGCGACAACATCTTTGCTTATACGGCTGAGTACGGAAGTACAAATTTACAGTTTAAGATTGAGAACCGTATAGTCTACGAGGGGGTATAAGCACTATGGATGTGACAATTTTAAACACCAACCTAGATGCTGTCTCTATTGTGGATACGTACGAGTCCTTCATCTGGACAGATCGGTATTACGCTTACGGTGACTTTGAACTGTATGAAGCAATGCGAGAGGGTCTTCTTGACTACATCAAACAGGATTACTATTTGCAGAGCAAGGAATCTGAACATGTGATGATCGTGGAGAAAATCCAGATTACTTCAGATACCGAAGACGGTAACCATGTAACGGTTACTGGGCGTTCATTAGAATCTATCCTCGACAGGCGAATCGTCTGGGGACAGAAACTATTAAGCGGAAATCTTCAAAATGGAATAAAAACACTGCTCAACGAGAATGTAATTTCTCCGTCAGACAGCAATCGAAAAATTCCAAACTTTATTTTCAAAGAATCAACCGATCCAGCAATTACAAAGTTGAAACTGGAAGCTCAGTACACGGGAGATAACCTGTATGATGTCATCCAGAAAATTTGCGAGGAGCAGGGTATCGGTTTCAAGATCGCTCTGAATGATGAAAAGCAGTTCGTATTTGAGTTGTATGCCGGTTCAGATAGATCATACGATCAGACGGAGAATCCCTACGTTATATTTTCACCGAAATTCGAGAACATCATCAATAGTAACTACATCGAATCTAAAGCTTCGTTGAAGACAGTGACCTTGGTTGGTGGAGAAGGTGAGGGCGCCGATCGAAGATATACTACGGTTGGTGGTGGCTCTGGTTTGAATCGCAGAGAATTGTTTACGGACGCTCGTGACATTTCTTCAAATGTTGGAAGCGATGATGCGTTGACCGATGCCGAGTATATGGCACAGTTGCAGCAAAGAGGAAAAGAAAAGCTTGCTGAAAATGTGAGCATTACCTCATTCGAGGGAGAAACAGAAACAACTATCATGTTCCAGTATGGAAAAGATTTCTTTAACGGGGACATTGTACAGATTGCGAACGAATACGGACACGAGACAAAAGCTCGTATTCTTGAAATTGTTCGTTCAGAAGATAAGGACGGTTATTCCGTCTATCCGACTTTTAAGACTATAGAACAGGAAGGAGCGTGATGAAGAAGTGAGTGTAACATTTGGATTTTATAATTCAAAAGAAGGAGATCGGCGCTACGATGCTATTCAGATGTCCAGCATTTTCGATGGAATCATTCAGGACGGAATATTGCAGCATGTCGGAACTGCAATGGTTGTAAAAGAATCGGAAGCAATGATTATCAACGTTGGTGTCGGACGAGCCTGGTTCAATCACACTTGGACGCTGAATGACGCTCTGTTACCGTTAGTAGTTCCACAGTCCGAGATTCTGCTGAACCGATATGATGCAGTTGTGCTTGAAGTGGATTCGAGAGAGGCCGTCAGAGCAAATGACATCAAAATCATTAAAGGAACCCCAGCATCGAATCCAACGAAACCTACGATGGTGAAGACAAATGATCGCTGGCAATATCCGCTGGCGTATATTTATGTCGGCGCCGGAGTTACTTCTATTCGACAGGCAAACATCACGAACTGCGTTGGAACTTCAGAGTGTCCATTCGTAACGGCTCCATTGGACAAGGTCGAAATCGATGATTTGATTGCTCAATGGCAGGACAAGTGGAAAGAGTTCTACGAAAAGCAGACTACTGATATGGAAGAAACAAATAAGTTTTGGAAAGAGCAGTGGTCTACCTGGTTTCTGGCACAGACTGAGGAGATTCAGTCTGCATATTTGACATGGGAAGCTCAGTGGAACCTTTGGTACTCGGAGCATACAGCAGATATGGAAGCCACAAGTACCTATTGGAAAGAAAAATGGGAGGCGTGGTTCAACGAATACACAAGCATCAATACTGCGGAAATGGCTGACTGGAAACAGAAGTCAGAAACAGAATTTCGAGAATGGTTTGATCAGTTACAGGCACTGTTAGATGGCAATACGGCGGCAAGCCTTGCTAAGAAGCTGCTGGAATTGCAGGAGCAGGTAGATATTCTTAACCAGTTCAGTTCCAACCTTGAAAACGAATACACGGTATATCAGAAGCTTTATGATAATGGATACCGTACTTACGGAGACGTGCTCGATTCTTCGGATGCACCCATTACTGACAGCAATTTGGATACGGTCATTGGACGTACATATTCCAGTGATCTTCTCCGTGACAGCAATGGCGATGTTATCGAAGGTCGGGCTATTTTTGTCATCAAATAAAGGAGGATTCATTAAATGAAAATCACAGACTACGAAAAGGTCCAGGCGTTAGCAGCAAGTAATATTTTCCTGCTTGACGGACCTAACGGGACAAAGACCATTGCGGCAGATGCTTTAGCAAAGGCGTTAATCGGTCTTTTAAGTTCCAAAGATTTTATCGGAGGAGTAAATCTTTCCGAACTCACCCAGATCAACGAGCTGGTATCCGGTAACAAATTACTCGTCGGGACTACGGACGGAAACAAGGCTATTGCAGCTGAAGACGCACTCTTTGCCATGCTTGATGGCTTTGCTCCGGTGGAGCTTCGCCGGGTACTCTTCAGAGGCAAGAATCTTGGTACAGCGCTGACCGCAGTACAGAAAGCTGCTATTAAGGACGGTTCCTTTAAAGGAATGTTCCTTGGCGACTATTGGAGTATCGGAGGTCGTATTTGGCGTATCGTTGATATGGATTACTGGTACAACTGCGGTGATACTGCATTTACCAGCCATCATCTCGTTATCATGCCGGATGAGGCGCTTTACAATGCGCAGATGAATACTACCAATGTTACGACCGGTGGATATGTGGGCTCTGCGATGTACAAGAGTAACTTGGCAAACGCCAAAACAATCGTAAATGCGGCTTTCCAGGGGTCTGTTCTTACTCACAGAGAATACCTGTGCAATGCGGTTGCAAATGGAAGACCGTCAGGTGGAGCATGGTTCGATTCCAGCATTGAGCTCCCGAACGAACCTATGATGTATGGCCATCCTCATTTCAGTCCAACTTCTGATGGTTCAACAGTTCCGAGTATCTACACAATCAGCAAGACTCAGCTGGCGCTGTTCATGGTATGTCCGAGATTCATCGTAAACAGATCTTACAACCAGTGGTTAAGAGACGTCGTTTCTTCGGCTACCTTTGCCGATGTGAACGGCCATGGCAATGCGAGCTACGTCAGCGCTTCGTTCTCTCTTGGAGTTCGTCCGGTCTTCCCGGTTGGTTAATTAAAATCGCGGGGCCTTGTGCCCCGTTTATATTTTTGAAAGGAGCTTCTAATCATGGAAGAGAAAATCTATAAAATTATTCTCGGTGATGGAACTGAGATTTCCAATCTTAAGCTGAACGGAAACAATTTCATTTCTACAGAAAAAATCGAGGAATCTGTATTTGCAGATAACTGCTCTCCGGTTACTATCAGCGACGGAACAACCGAGACTGTTCATCCGAACATGGAGCTGGTTCAGATCGTTGAGCAGGTTCCTGGCGAATACTGGTTTGTCCTTAGAGATATTTCTGAGGAGGAGTTTGCCAGAACCAAAATGCAGTCTGACATCGCCTACATTGCGATGATGTCCAATGTAGAGCTTTAAGAAGGAGGATCACCATGGAACATAGCAAGAATTACAGTAAAGTAAAGCTTTGGCACAGCATGAAAATGTGGAATGAGACCAGAGTTCGTAATGCGGTGAAGATGGGCTGGATCACCAAAGAGGAGTTCGCTGAGATCACCGGTAAAGATTACGAATGAGCGTTCTGTTAGGCGACAGAAAAGAGTCAAAATTCGAAGCGATTACGTACTCGATCGAGTTGCATGATATGCTGATACTCCTTATGCAGAGGGGATTTGGTGTTAAGGATGTGGACGGCTTTGTTCGGAAGAAGTATGCGTATGGAGAAATTTCGGAAGAAAACTTTGCTAAGTACAGGGAACTGATGCGGAGTTTCAAATCGAAAGTAAACCAGTGTGCTTCCCTGATAACGAGCAATGTTAGAGCGGCAAACACCATTTACCCACGGACAATGCACGAGTACGAGACCAGGAGAGATTACCAGAATGCGGCCATTGTAAATTGCGAGCAGCTCATCAACGAGTTGCAGCGGGTTGTTGAAATATTCGATGTAGATCTGAATGTGTACAACCGGTATGTTAAAGCTATCGACCGAGAAATCGGATTGATAAAAAGGTGGCGTCAAAGAGACATGGCGATTAAGTCGCGGTTAGAAAAAGGGTAACATCTAAAAAATTGCGTCGTTTCTTCGGCTAACTTTGCCAATGTGAACAACAATGGCAATACGAACTACAACAACGCTTCGAACTCTAATGGAGTTCGTCCGGATTCTTCGATTAACCAACGAAGAAGGAGATGCTATCCGTTCCGCAAGGATAAATAATAAAGCCTAATACAATTTACTACGGTAAGTATTGTTATAACGGTGAATAGGTTATGAACTACGAGGAGATTGTCTGTGACGCCAATAACTTGTATAGGGCTTATAAGGTCTCTGTGAAAAGCAGCAAGTGGAAAGAATCGACGCAAAAATTCATGATGAATTTCCTGCGGTATATATTTGAAATCCAAGACGATCTAATAAATCGGACACTTCAAAATGGACCGACACAGGAATTCGAGCTGCACGAAAGAGGCCGAATAAGACCTATTACAAGCATTCAAATCCGCGATCGCATTGTCCGACATTCTCTGTGCGATGAGGTTTTACTTCCAGAAGTTAGAAAACATATCATTTATGATAACTGCGCATCTATCAAGGGGCGCGGAATTTCACAACAGAGAAAACGATTCGAAATCCATCTCCACAAATACTACCAATTATACGGAAATGACGGTTATATTCTATTCGGTGACTTTTCAAAGTTCTATGACAATATTATCCATGAGATTGCTAAACGAGAATTGTTGAAGCTGTTCAATGACGATGAGTTTATTGACTGGCTTTTAACGTTGATATTTAAGGGTTTCCAGATCGATGTTTCGTATATGTCTGACGAGGAATACGAGACCTGTATGATCGATACTTTCAATAAACTGGAGTATCGGAATATTCCAAAAGAGAAGCTCACTGGCGAAAAGTGGATGGAGAAGTCCGTCAATATTGGGGATCAACTTTCACAAGTCATTGGAATTTATTATCCATATCCGATTGACAATTACGTCAAGTATGTGCGTCAGCAGAAATTTTATGGAAGGTATATGGACGATTGGTACATCATGAATCCCAGTAAAGAAGAGCTTGAAAACTTGCTCGAAAACGTCTGTAAAATAGCAGCCGAACTTGGAATCCATATCAATCGTAAGAAAACCAGAATCGTTAAGATTTCGAGCAAATACAAATTCTTGCAAATCAAGTACACACTTACGGATACAGGTAAAGTCATCAAACGAATAAACCCGGATCGAGTTACCGCAATGCGTAGAAAACTCAAGAAACTTGCCGTTAAGGTTGAAAATGAAGAAGCGGATTACGACAATGTCGAAAATATGTTTCGCGGTTGGATGGGAGGACATTATAAACTCTTATCCAGAGAACAACGAAAGAATTTAATACAGCTTTACGAAGACCTATTTAGTAAGGAAATCACAATAGTCAACAAGAAGCTGATTGTTTCTGATAGGTCTGCATGATTGCACATAAAGAAGGAGGAAAACGATGGAACCATGGTTTCAGGTTGTACTTACGATCTTTAGCTCAGTTCTTGCATCTTCTGGGCTGTGGGCCTATTTGCAAAAGAAAAGCGAGCAAAAAGATGTAAAAACAGAGATGCTTATTGGATTGGCACATGACAGGATCATGTATCTTGGAATGTCGTATATTGACCGTGGGTGTGTAACCCAGGATGAATATGAGAATCTGAGAGTGTATCTCTATGAACCCTACGAACGTATGGGCGGGAATGGTTCAGCAAAGCGAATTATGCAGGAGGTGGACAAACTCCCGATTCATAAATTTATAGAGAAGGAGGAAGAGCACAATGAGCATGAGTAACAAGACATACGACATCCTTAAATGGATTGCTATGTATCTGCTTCCGGCTGCTGGTACATTATATTTTGCACTGGCTGGAATCTGGGGTCTCCCGTATGGAGAGCAGGTAGTCGGAACCATCACTGCGGTTGATACTTTCCTTGGTGTTATCCTTGGAATCAGTACATCCCAGTACAACAAGACTGCTGATAAAGAAAAATAATGAAAGTGTCATGGAGGACTAAACATT